AACAGGGATGCTACGTATGACGGAGCACCTGCTGCTCTCTCGTCTGGAAGACGTAGCAAGTATGTGCTAAATCCTGAGGGGACAGTAAGAACTCTTGCTGATGAAATGGGCGCATTTGGTGATGAGGTTCTCACTGAATTCGATATGCGCAGAGGCTATCGCGATGGCGACAGAAGTTGGTTTGAGGCAAGCGCCTTCCTAGGTGGACGCTCGCGCCCGAGTCAGTGGAATGTAAGCCAGGATGAATCCGGTGAGTGGTTTGCTGAATTGATGGTCATGGACGGTGTCGGTGAAGACGACGAAATCGACTGGGACATTGCCGGAGTTGGCTCGGAGGGTTTTAAGTCCCCAGAAGATGCAGCACGATGGGCTGACTCTTATGAAAACAGCCGCATAGAATGGCAACGCAAGTTTAAAGCAGAAACCGACATTGAAAAAATTGCCGAAATGCTCAAAGAAGAGGAAGCACGCCGAGACGCAGAGTACGAAAATTACAAGAGAGCTTCAAGAGAGCGCGCAGACAGACAGGAATATGTCCGGATGATGGCGCAGATAGATGAATCACGCCTTGACTGGAGCGCAGAAGACTGGGCAGACGAAGCTAGCGATATCCAGGCTGAATTGATGAAAGAAAACAGCAGACTTTCATCCGGGGTTCGCTCTAGATACGACGAAACTCCTGCTGAGGAAATTGGCTTAGTCACAGACGCTCTCAAGAGAACGGATGAGGCTGGCTCAAACTCAAGGCACATCGCGGCAAACTTGCCTGCGGTTCCTGTTGAAAAGTATGACTTTGATTCCATACGCAGAAACGGTGAGGTCATCTCATTTACTTACAACGGCAAGCCACGAATGGTTTATCCAACCGGAATGATGACCAAGAAGGGCGGAGGAATATACTTCATAGGACTTGATGAGGAATCGGGTCAGTATAGAAGTTTCAGTCTCCACAAGATTGAGGGCTTGATTGACGGCGCAGTTGCCCCAATCAATCCAACACAACCTGGAGTCCCTCAAGGAACGTCTTTCTCTTCTGGAAGAAGAACGAGAAGTTTGGTTTCTAGCAGGATTCCTGGCGGTGGACGCCTGAGTTCTGGAAGGTCACCAGAAGACATCAAGTCCGAGTTTGAAAAGAGCGGGCAGTTCAACAATCCAGTAACACAGGATGCTCTTGATGGGAAAATTGGCTTCCTTCCAAATGGTGGACGTGGAAGGATTGCTCTAGAAGACCATAAAAAAGCTATTGACGCAATCGATGACTTAGTTGCTACGAGGGATGAATACATCCGCGCAGCTCTTGATGGTAAGAAAATCACAAAGCAAAGTACACCAAGCATCGATGATTTGACTGGACAAATTTCAGATGATGATATGGAATTTATTGACAGACTTGATTCAGCAATATATGACATCGAATCACAGCTGGAAGACCATGTAGAGAATCTTGCACTCCTGAATCAGCAAACCGATGATTTGCGCGAAAAGATAGGCCTTCTAGAAAATTCGTACAGAAACAGCTGGAGAGATGGCGGCAAGGTTGACTTCGAGTCAGCAATGCAAAAGCATATAGACGATGCTGACGGGGATGCCGCTGATGCCGTTGATTCGATGAGATTTGATGCTCAGGAAATCCAAGGAGTACTTGAAGATATCGAGGCAATCGACGATTCGTTCATTCGCTCCTCACTGCAGAGTCAAATAAATGAAATTGAAGACTTGGTTGACTCAATCAACAACACAACAAAGCCGGAAGATTTTGCTGCAAAACTCAGCGACATGTACTACGGTGCAATCAACAGGCTAGAGAGAGAGCTAAGCGACCTCTTTGGGATAGGTGAGTCTTTCGAGGAAAGCGGAGTATCACTAAACAGAGAGAGCAAGGGCGGTCTTCCTGAAGACATTTTCTCACCTAGCAACCTCTCTAACTTCGACATGGTTGAAGGCGATGTAGCCGACTTCCTGGAGCCAGGAGATGCTCCAGGACTTAGCTCTGGAAGAAACAGAAGAACACAGGGTTCAAAACGACGACCAATGTCAGATGCCGACAGACAGGCGTTTGCTGATGGCGTAAGACAGAGAGCAGCAACAATTCCGGGCAAGAAGCGACCTGGACCAAGCAAAGACGAATTCGGCACTGAAAAATTCAGTTCCGGAAGACTCAGGATGCCTGGTGAATTGCAAAGAAACAAGGTTGGCCGAGAGTTGGCAGCTGATGTCAAAATAAAGTTTGGAAAAACTTCAGAAAATAACGACAGGTCTCCAGATGGTAAGTGGATGCTTGACGCCAGGAAGCTGCAGCAAATTCTGAAAGACGAAAACGGCAAGCCATTGAGCAAAGAACAAATTGCAGATTACCTCGGTATAAGCGAGATAGAAGCAGAGAAGATGTTCAAAGAAGGAGCAGGCATTTCCGAAGCTGATGCTTACGCCTTGATTGACAGAGCATTCTCTGACAGTTCAAACCCTTTCCAGACAAGCGACATAATTGATGGAATTTGGGGCTTTGGTGCTAAGCCGTACTGGTACGACAAGGACGGAAACCAGCTCACTCGTGAGCAATATGATGACTTCCTTGACGAGGGAATCTACATGGCTGGACTCATGTCCCCTGCAGACATGGTTGAGACTGAGCAAACCGTTGCACAAGAAATTTCCAAGGGCGGATTCTCTGTTTCCGCGCTTTCAGATTCACTTGGCGTCGAGTCAGATGCAGAACTATCTGAAGCCCTGACGTTTGAAGTTGACGGAGTGACGTTCACGCCGACACCAATACAGCTCAAAAAATGGAAACAAGAAGGCGTCCCAACAGGAATAGTTGAACAACTTGTTAATCAAGGCATAATCCCAAGCGCTGGCGAAGTATTCGGTGAAGACGGCACCAAGTTTGACAACTCAATTCCCCAATTCTCGCTCTGGAGAAACGTTGTTGACGCCGTTGAAAGAAGTGGCAAAAAGGTTAAGTGGGACGATATCGATGAGGTGCTTGGTGCGGCAAAGATAATCAGCCGTCTAAAGACCTTTGAACAAGGCAAGCAGCCAAAATTCAGCCCTCGTGTTGGAAAAGCGCTTCGTTACTCTGATGAAGAAGTTCAGGAAATAGTTGACAGACTCAACAAGAAGTACGACTTAAGCGAAACCGTTGACTCAGTCAAGGGTGGAGGTTCTATGAGCAGTGGAAGAAGAGCCGCTCGCAGAATAACCAATTCTGGTCAGGAAGCAGTTACAAAACTCTCTTCCGGGCGAGAAAACAACGGAGCCCCAGAAAACATAACCCCAAGAATGCAAAAAGAAATAATGGGCTGGGCAGAAAATGCCAAATGGAGTGGATTTGCTCAAAGCCTTGTTTCTCAATTCAAAGCCAAAGGATTCTTGTCTCCAACTCAATGGACAAAACTTCTTCAGCTTCACGACAACTCACAAAGAAGACGTTAATAGATAATTAGAAAAGCGTTTTATTAATACTTCCCATAGCGGCGCTATGGTAGGTTATACTTTTACAAACAAATAATTTAATAAACAGTTGGCTATTTAGCCTTCTGCATACCATTAGGCGCAAGGAGCTCTATTTTATGGCTTACGACGACAAGGCAACAGTGAGTATTGACAGCGAAGGGGCTGTGCTCAAGTGCGCCAAAGGAGCTGATGCATCTGCGTGCGGTTTCACTCCAGGAGCAAAGGTGTGCGGCAAATGTGGCGCTATGCCAGTAGAGATGAAGATGGTACCGGCAACAGACCTTGACATCGCTGATGAAGACATGACCGAAGAGGACATGCAAAAGATGTACGGCATGATGCCAAAGAAGAAGCCAATGAAGGGTATGGGCATGGAAGAAGACATGGAGTCCGAAGAGGATGACATGGAAGAAGAAGACATGATGGATGGCGGGGAAAAAGTCAATACCGCCATGCAGAAGTTTAAGAAAAAAGGCGATGAAGAAGAGATGGTGGACGAAGAAGAAGAGGACATGGAGTCCGAAGAGGACGACGAAGAAGAAATGTCCGAAGAAGAAAAAGGCTCGATGGAGGACGACATGGACTCCGAGGATGAAGAGGACATGGCGGAAGCCGAGAAGCAAAATATCATGATGGAAAAATTCCGCAAGCGCCGCATGGCGACAATGGGAATGAAGTCAGATGAGCTTGGCGAACATGATTACATCTGCGCAATTGAGCGTAAGTCTTACTCTGCTGTAACTTCTGTTTGCGACAACTGCCCAGGCGGATGTATCGCAGAAAAAGGAATGCCAGGCCTCTTGAGTGTTGAGGGGATGGCTGAAGAAATGTTCGACGGAAAAGTAATCGATTCAGGTTACTCACCAGATGCTGACATGTTCGTCATTGATGTTCAGGGCAAGGATGGCAAGGCAGTCGAAGTATTCATCGACGGAACTTCTGCAGAAGTTATGGGCTGGCACAAGCTCGATGAAAGCGTGTTTGAACAGAAGACAGCAATTGATGAACTCAATTTGATTAGCTTCACCGATGCAGCTGAAATCGCAGTCAAGTCAATTGACGGTCATGTAGTTGCTGTTGAGCCAGACAACTTCGAAGGCATCGACTCATACGCTGTTGAAATCGAAGGATTTGACGGAAAGTCATACGATGTATTCGTTGCTCTTGATGGCGAAGTTCTTGGTTACGACAAGTACGAACCAGAAGAAGCAGAAGAGATTGAAGCTGAAGCAGCAGAAATTGCGTTGAAGCGCGCATTCACAGAAGAACAGCGTGATTCGATGGCCAAAGAAGGAAACGCGCTTCCAGATGGTTCATACCCAATTTCGAACGAGTCTGACCTCAGAAATGCAATCCAAGCATTTGGTCGCGCAAAGGATAAAGAAGCTGCAAAGCGACACATTCTCAAGCGCGCTCGCGAACTCGGCAAAGAAAACTTAATCCCAGCAGGCTGGGTTGCCGGTGGCGAAGGAATGAGCAAGAAGGAAGATGAAACTCTTGATGGAGATTTCATGAAGTCCCTTGTTGAATTCCAGCTGCTCGAAGCAGAAACTGACACAATCTAAGAAAGGGCGGCCCGCCATGACGGGTAAGCCGTTCTATAAAACACGTACAATCACATCCGAGAGGCTTGTATCACCGCTCGCTGGCAGACGAGACCTCAACGACGCAGCAATTGCGTTCAAGAAGGCTGTAACTGAATCAATAACAAGGCCAACGCTAAACGCCGGGCTGTCTGTAAAGGCGCTTGATGGCGCAACAGGTAACGAGACATACAAAGACACCGACGGGAAAAAGAGGACCAATAAAGGCGGAACGCCTGGAATGGTTGAACGTCTAAACGGGTACAACTATCTTCCAGGTCAAAAGTGGGAAGAAGGCAAAATCCTCAATCTTTTCCCATCAGTTAAATTGCGGAATACTGCAGTAAAGAAACCAAACTTTGGATGGGTCGATGAGCCACGTTCTGTTTCAGCTGACGAGTATGCAAAAATCCTCGCAGCAAAACCAAAACTACGAATAAGAAAATATAAGGTCAACCAAAAAACTGATGAGATAATCGAAGAATCAGAACAAACTCTTGACCCATTTAGTCTTAACGGAGAAAAGACTGTCAACCCTTCTGGCTACAGTGAAAAAAGGCTTCCAGGCAGAACGATTGGGCAAAGAGGAAGGTCTCTAATTGCTAGGGCTGCCAGCGCATTTGGAATCATTGTTGATGAAAATGGAAAGTTTAGATGCCCACCAGGTACACCTGCGGCAAACCAGTTCACCGACAATGCAGGAACAAACTGTTTCGGAATTTCAGCATCAGAGATATTCGACTTTGCTAAAAGGATGGCAAGTGGGATTGATGTCAGCAAAGAAACTGGTGTAAAACACACAACAAAAAAACTTTTTGAGTTTCTATCATGGCTTGATAACGGAGCAATACCGGGAATCGGTAGAACCGTATGGCGTGATGAAAACGGCAAAAGAATCAAGAACATCAAAAAGTGGCGTGAAGCGAGCCTCAGCGACAGAAATAGCAGGGTATTTGTTGATGGAATGATTCGCGCTCAAGACAAGCTTGCTCAGCAGGACATAAACATCGCAAGCCTGATGGACTCGCTTGGGGTAATCAGAACAGATGAAAAGATAAAAACAAACGACGACGTATTTGAGGTTTTCCAGAAGCTGAGAGACAGCGGTGCATGGACGATAGATACAAGCACAAGACTATCCGCAGAGGACATTGACAAGATAGTAAAAGCAAGACTTGCGCACGTTCCGGGCTTTTCAGGCCTAACTCCAGAGCGTCAAAAGAGCTTGATTGCAGCAGACACAGAGCGCTGGTACACAACCGAAAGAGCTCTACTTGAATCGGCTCTTGACTCATTCATTGCTGACCCAGAACATATGAGAACTATTGCACGTATAGATTTTCAAGTTAAAAGTCCTGACGACCCACGCATGGACGAAGCATCTACTGGTGGGTACACATCGCCAGACAGCAAACGCGTGATGAGCGTTATATATGTTGATATTCCCGAGATAATGAATAATCAGGAAGCATTAATACCAAGTCTTGCTCCAGGCGAAAGAATGAGGATTGATTTTGTTGGTGGTAAAACCGATTCAGAAAGAGCAACTGCTTTAACTGACTTCTTGGTTACCGTTGACGGGCATTCAAAGCAGCTTGCGGCAATGGTTGAAGAACGAGCATTTGCGCGACATATTATGAAGCACGAGATTGCCCACACTATTCAAATGCAGGCTTTCAACCGAGAAGCAGAACGACAGATTAGAACCAACGGTTTCATTACTGTCCTCAACGACAAGGGCGAGCCTGTAAGGGTGGAGAATATTAGAGACCTCACTAGCGGAATGGTGATGAGTCTTATGGCAAAGGCTGGCGATGGGATTGACCTTGAGTCGCTTAAAAATGCGTTATCCAGAACGGATGTAGTCGGATTTCTCGCTGGAGAGTATCCAAAAATGTATTTCAATGATGAGTACGGAGCAGAGCATTGGGCTCTAGAGGCTGCTGCAGAACTTTGGGCTCTCAGGGACCTTGGTCTCATCTACGGTGACGACATTGACGCTGCGCTTGAGTGGATGGATGACGTATCTGACGGCAGGTACATTGACATTAGAAGAAGGTCTGATGCAGATGGTCTTCGAGAAATTGAGGCTCGTTACTACGAGAACCTTGGTCCAGACCCAGAACTATCTGGAAACAGTATTGCAGAAGTGCGAGAGCGACTTGAAGTAGCACACAAGAAAGAGCTGTCGCTAATTGAAGAATGGTCACAGGATTCTTCTACAACAAATGGCGATTTTATCGACGCCCTTGCCGGTCTCGAATATAACAGGGAAGCCTACAACGATGCATTTGACAATCTCGAGGCAACTGGCGAAAGCAAGGATTCTCCTGCGTTCAAGAATTTAAATAGAAAAATCAAAGAAAACAACGCAAAGATTGCTTTGATAGAAAAGAAATGGGCTGAAAGATTTAGCAGCGAAGACAAAGACAGACGGCGCAGCGACGTTAAAAAGATGCGCGAATCAGTTCGCGAAAAGATGTTCTCAGAAGGGAACCTTAGACCAAAAGAAATGGCTGCGCGTTCTCGCCAGCAAGAGATAAAGAATCTGCAACAGCAAGCCGAAGATATGACGGAAGATGAGTTTGTACAGAAGCTTGCTGATATCGAAATATCCCTGAAGGAGCCAGGACTCTCCGCCGACGATAAATCAGTCCTGCTTGAAGACAAGAAGATGTTGAGAGCAATATTTAAGTCAAAACTTGAAGGCTCTGATGACGCAAAAGTTTGGGCAAAGCAAAGACGTGAACTTGATACAAGAATAGATGAAATCGTAAACCCACCAAGGCAACAGGCGCTAAAGAAAACCAAGAAAGTCAAGACAGATAAAGCTGGCGCTAGTTACGCGAAGAAGATTCAAAGAGACGAATCTTTAGCAATGACTGAAGAACAGGCTATTGCAGTAGAGCGACTAGGCGACCCAGAACTCACTGACATCGGAAACCTTGTTGACCCTGACGGGAATGTTTCTGCGGTAAAGAATATAAATCGACGTTACAGAAGAGCACAAAGAAGCGCTGGCGACCTATCTCCAGAAAGCGAAACAGCATCACTCGAAGACCAAATCGAGAAAGTTCTTATTCCAGCAATGGAGGCAATGGACGAGTCTTCAATCCCTGATGACCTAGAAATTGAAGCAGAGATTTATTTTGGTGTAACAGATAGCGGATTCAAGGATGTAAGCGAATACTTTGATAATCAGAGTTTTGTAAGCGGACGAATCATTACAGATGAATCACCACACAAACCAGGTGAGGCACGTGATGCTGATGGAGATGTAATTACTCGTGCTGGCAAGGAAAAGACTCGCGTAATAGTCCAGGTTTCAAAAGGTGATAAAGGACTGTTCAGGACAAACGAGACTGAACTTGGAGAAGAAGGAGCCCTTGTTCTTCCTCCAGGAAAAATGAAAGTTGTCGACGTAAGGCCTGATGGGACAATCGTTCTGCGTGTCCAAGAACAGGACAATGTCGTCGACGTCTTGGACAGAGTCTCTTCCTCGATTGGCGAAGAGGGTCCTGGTGCTGGACAGCACGCAAAGGGGACAAAAAAGAAAATTGACAGAGTTGCTAATAAGTACGTTGCGCAAAGAAGAGAGAATGGTCTTTCTTCTACACCATCACGACCAAAACGTGAAGTTGAAATTGAAGATAAGAACGTAGAAGTTAAACGTCAAGTAATAAGCGCTGGTGGTTCTTTCGGTGAGCCACCGTCCGAAGACTACATAGCCGAAATTGGTAAGACCCCACTGGTTCAACCAGCAGAAGCTGATATTAAAGATGCCAGAGACATGTATAAAGCTAGAACTGGCAAAGAGTTTGATTTAAGTTCAATATATCTTTTGAACGTAGAAGAACTGCTTAATTATAGAGCTCGGCTGTACAAAGCAATGCTTGACCCGGACTTTAGAAATAGAGATGACAACCCATATGACTATGATGGCCTAATTGCCGAAGTGGATAAAACATTAGCCTATCGTGGTGAGATAGTCGCAAATCTTCCAAAGACACCACCGCGAGACTATCCCTACATTCCTGGAACTTTAGAAAGGTCCCCATACGAGACGTCTATCGCGAGGGTCCCACTCGTCCAACCAGCAGAAGCCGACATCAAACCAGACCCGGTCGACCCAATAACCGGAAGACCGCGGCTGACAACAGTATTCCGCATGGACGTTGATGAGCTGGTTAATCGAAGAGCAGATGTTTACAGACGGCTCCTTAACCCAGACTATGCAAATGATAGAAAAGGTTGGCAGGGAACAGATAGGGCAACCCTCAAGTCTATTGACGACGAACTTGCAAAGCGTGGAGAAATAATTGCAAATCTTCCACAGCCACCTGAATTCGACCCTGACCATGTACCTGGAACTAAAAAGCGCGCACCATACAAGACTTCAGCAGGTGCAGCATTAGACCCAACTACGGGAAGTGAGGTTCTTGGCATCCCACAGACGCGCGAAGAAAGAAAAGTCGTAAGAGCCACTAGGGCAAATATGACGTTTGAAGATATCAAGCGCGTCATGGCTGGCGAGAGTCCAAAAGAAGTAATGAACGACATGTCGAGGGAATCATTAGACCCGGCAGTAGCTGATGTTGTTGCCAGAAAATCAGTAGAAGCAATTCTTAAAGATATCGAAGATGCAGCGGTCGAATTTCACGCAGGGATAGACAAGCGTCCACGCGTAAGAATGACAGAGAATCAACTTACAAAATTTGCTGACGATGGCGAATTCTTGCCAACTGAGACAGACGATATCGTTCTTGAAAGTGGCCCAATTGGTCGCAGACTTGAGAGAAGATTAAACCCAAGAACAAGGCGCACAGCTCCAAAACTGTCGTCTGGAGCAAATATATACAGAAAAATTGAACGAGCCGAAACTTTTCAAGACGAGGATGAGCTTGGAGTAAAAAGAGGAAAAGAAATTTCTGAAAAACCAGAAAAACTTTCATCTGGGGCAATAGAGAGAACGCTAAAACCTGGAGACCTTAAAAAATCTCCAACTCAAGGATTTGCAAAAAAGGAAGGACGATTCGGAGAAGAAAGGAAGGCATTTGATGTATACGACATTGGAGGGGAGTCTGTCGTATTCGGTGGTCCGACTAATGATTTTGAAATGGAGTCAGACACTGAGATAAAAAATGTGCCGATAAATCCTTACGCCATAACCGGTCTGGATAGAACAAGTGATAAAGGACAGGAACTTGCTGAGAAGTGGGTAGCTGCCCGCGCCGCGCACCTCAGTGAAGGAGGAAGTCCTGGAAGGTCAACAAATGTTGACGCATTGCTTTATGCGTCTGTTCGTGGTGATGATGACGCAGCAAAAGAGTTCGACAGGCTTTCTGAAATTGGTTTGAAGCTTATTGCTGAAGAAAGAGAAAAATCTATTGAAGGAATATCTTTCTCTGAGGACGACCTTTTGCAAGAACGGAAAGAGGGTCTGGACAAGATTGGTGTGGATGATTTGTACTTGGTTCACGAAACTCAGTACGACCCACCACTGGACGCTGACGGGAACATAATACTTAAACCACTTAGCGCCTATGAATTGACCTCTGATTCAGGAGAAAAGGTAACCGTCCAAAGACACACTATACACTTTGCGCTCAACCATATGGCTGGTGGTCATATTGCTCGCCAACAAAAACCAGGTTCGAATGTGATAGTTGTTCGACTTAGAGATGTATTGGAAAATAATCCAGACAGCGTAGATTCTCTTTTCCCAGTTGACACCGTCTTAACACCTAAACCAGGTGGCGGAATAAAGATGCCAAAGGGTAGTTTTCAGGTTGTAAAAACAACAGAAGACGGTGATTCAAATGAAATGGTCAGAACAGCACTAAAAGAACTTGGTGCAAAACATTTCTTTAAACCCGGAGAATACAGCTCATCTACTGGAGCGGAATCGGCCGTGAGAAGAATTGCAAAAGGCGAGGGATTTAATTATCAAATGCATTCAAATATGCCACATGCATATATTGAAATGAATGCTTCCGGAACAGAAGAGCAGTTAGGCAGACCGTCAACACTTGAACTGTGGCCACAAGAACTAGCGCGAATGAGCAAAAATGCTCAAAAGAGCGTTGGCATATCAGACAAATTTACTGGGACAACAGGGGTCATGGTAGGCGATAGATTTTCGTCTGGCCGTCGAACCACGAACAAGCCAAGTAAAACACAGAGAGTTGCCGGAATTGCTGGCAGTCGCGCAACAGGAAGAGTGTTGGACGCAGTTCTGAAGCGTTCTGGAGCAGACGAAGACACTCGTGAACGCGTTAAGTACGGCGTGAATATGGCTGGCGCTCTTGCGGCTGGTGGTCCTGTTGGTTTTGCAACCGCGCTTGCAGTTGACGTTGCCAGAAGAGCTGGAAGAGAAGTTGCCGAGCGTGGTCTAGAAGAAGCAGTTCAAAGAGGGAAGATAACTCAAAACCAAATGGATGTTGCAATGTCCGCCGTGGACAGAGTCGCACCAAATGGCCTTCCGGACCCAGTGGTGGACAAGCTTGCAGACGCTTGGACTATTGCTTCAGATTTTATTGATGAGCGAGTCGTTACAGATGAGAACAAGCAGAGGCTTGATGAATTTGGTGACATCATACGCGGTGAGGGGGCTGAACTTTTGGAAAATGCTGGCGAGATAGTCGGTTCAGCCAGAGACAAAGTTGGAAAGAAATTCAAAAAACTAAAAAAGAAAAAAAACACCGAAGATGGTATTGGCGAAGATGGTATTAGTGATGGACCAGACCTCGCTGAGCTGCGTAGTCGTTTTGGCTCCGAGTCACTACCAGCATCAAGTGAATATGATGACCCATTTGATGGTTACAATGAGAACGATTACACACCAGCAAAAACAGAATACGACCCATTTGGGGATTCTGCTTTCAGTTCTGGGAAAAGAGCTGGCCGCTCATCTGATGCATTTAGAGATGAGTACAACAGCAGAATTGGTATTAGCAAATCAACCCCAAACTCTGCAAAACCAGTAAGCGGATATGTTGTGCATCGTTCACACAACGAAGAGAAGAAGAGGCAGATAGCCGCATCTGGCAAGGGGAACATCGGAAGTGATGCAATCTTTGAGATTGGCGATAATGACGTGGTTGGCGACGGTCTTACTGCACTCGGAGAAATAGAGGTAATCCTTAAGCCTGAAGTGTCTAATCGCACCGCCTATGGGCGTGGAGAGGCTCTACAGTCGGCGCACAGACCAGTAGCGATGAACTCCAACGACCCTGACGACATTGCCGACGCAATCATGAATGCTGACGGAATTTCTTCAAAGAAACAGAACACTGAAGCAATGCTTCATCTACTCGGAGCAAAGATGGATAAGAACTTTTCTTCCGTCAATGCGTCAATGGATGAAAATGGAAAGATGGCACCAGTTGGGTCAGTTGACTCATCGGCTCGTTCCCATGAGCCATTTGAGGCTCAGATTCTTGGTGGATTCAAGAAGAATGAAGTTGAGGGAATTCACTACCCGTATTCAAAGGTGGCCAAGATTGCTGAATCAGAAGATATCTCAGATGTGGTGAACGACAGGTCGCTTGCATCAAAACTTGAGAAACTTGGATTCACGCCAGAAGAGGTTGCCTACTTCTATTCAATATCTGGGGGCAAACCACTGAATACGGCAAGCATGGTCAAGCTCAAGGAGTACCGCGCCGCCAAGAAGATTAAAGAGAAGTATGAAGGCATGGGAGTTGGTTATGTTAAGTTCGCTCACCCACAGGGAATAAACATCGAGAACCCTCGCTCTTACGACAAAACAGCCAGTCCAACAACCAGGGTTGATGAGATAATTAAAAGAAACATCGATGCAGAAGTTGAAGCAGAACTAAAGAAAACACTTGACAGCATCAGAAAAAGCGGACAATTAGATTTGATGGTCGACTAATCATGAAAGCTGTACTTGTTGGAACATACGACGGCAATAAGGTTTACTACGACGTGGACGCAAAGGCTGGAGAAAAGGACGGAGCAATCGTTAGGCCAGATGGCTCTTCTGTAAAGATTCACTTCTTTTCATGGGCTTCAAAAGCGCAAGGATTAAACAAGATTAGAAACACCAAGTTTCATCGTTCTCTATGGGATGCTCCCAAGAATCCAACAAAGGGCAAGTGGTATGAGACGTTCATCAAGAAAGATGTCGAAATAGAAAAAGAAGTTCTTGAGGGCATAACAACACTGTCAACAGTTGGTGAAACAAAAGTGAAGCTCGAAAAGAAGAATGCACGAGCAATTGACTTTATAAATAATAAGAGTCTCATTAAAATGGTAGATTATAAGGTAGACAATTCCGCAAATAAACACGAGGATGGCAATGAGTTCTGAATTCGAAAATAACGAAGTGAAACTCGACCCTCTTGGCGGAATAATCCCTCAAGAGCTGGTTACTGGCGACCTGCTCCGTGGATACGGCCCTCGTCGTGGAAACCTAGAAAGACTTTTACGCTACTGGCGACCAATCATGCGCAAACCAGGCGGATTCCGTCGTTGCCGAGTGATTCTTGCAAACCACCCAGAGCTATACCCATTGAACAATATTTGCGCATGGTTACATCATGAAACAACTGGTCTTTGGCCAAACGAGGGATGCCATCATCCGGGCATGAAGAATTGCCGCGGAAAGCTCAAGAAGAGAAATTGGACGAACACTGAGTTTGCCAGCCATCTCCGCAGCGCCGCAAAGAGAACTGCAAAGAAGTCATTAAATGACTCGTACTACGAAGATGATGTTTTCTTCCATGAATTCAAAGGCGCTAATGACAAAAAGCCAAATGACGTAGTAACCGAATCAGACATTCTTCACGCTTTTAGCGTTTTGCGTGACTTCATTGAGATGGAACCAAAGTTTGCAGAATTGCTCAGGGATGACAATAACTGGGAAATGGAGGGTGAAGACGAAAAAGGCGAAACCGTAAAGTTTGAAATCCCTTCTGGTCGCAAGTCTGCAGAATGCTGCGGTGGGGATTATGAGTGAAATTGATGGCTCATTGCCATGCTGCCCTGAGCGTGCCGTAGTTGTCGCGCGTATCGTAATTGCAGATATTGATGCAAAGAATCTGCATAATATTGCGCGCTCAAGAATGAAGCTTTCTGAAAATGTAGTGTCATTCAAGGCTTTATCCAAGCGTAATGGCACGGACAGAATACTCAGAAAGAGTGCATTTGACTCTGTAGAGATACAGACAAAAGCATCACGCATTGGTTCAACATTGAGAAGCCTTGCTATACCCGGAGACTCAGACCCAATTCGTTCTCCAGTTCGTTCTGCTATATACAGAACACTTACCCCTGGAAAGCCTGGTGGTGTCGGTGGTTCAAAGCCAGGACAAAATCGTGGCTACAGATGTCCAGAGGGCTACCAGTACGGTGGAAGATTTACTGACTCTCGTCTATCAACTTGCGGAGCAAAACTTTTTGATATTCCGTCACCACTAAGGATGCTCGTTGCTGCTCTTCGACGCGCAGGACGCGGACCAGCAAAACCAGAGCCCGTAACAGGAAAACCTCTTACCGGTGGCGACCTGCCTGGAAATCTGATTGAATCACGCAAGCCACAGATTCCAAAAGTATCTCTTGATAATCCACGTTCTGCTGCTGAACAAGTAAAAGGAATGGTTTCAGAAATTGGTGGATATAACGGCAAGGCTACAAGAATGGTTAGAAGAGACGGTTTTGTTTTAGAGCCAGTAGTCCCTGCAAAGGTTTTGAGAGCAATCCCGGATAACAGAGACATGGAAGGCGCAACATACATCCTTTCAGCTCTTTCTCCAGATGACATAGGCAACGACGAGCTTGGACTTCTTTCGAATACTGGCGTTAAGTCTCTTGTCTATGTTTTGCCTGGTGGCTCCACAATCACGCTAGAGAAGGCAAGAAAGCTTTCAGTTGGTGAGAGAAGGAAACTTGGTCGCACTGTCAATACGGCAATTGAGTCGCAGTCAACATCCGACCCTGCATCGAAGCTGAAGATGGTTGCAGACGAAACGGGTGATGGAATTAGATACTCGGAAAACTTTATAGGACTAAAGAATCCAAACGAGATAGTAAAAGGTAAATTTCGTTGGGCCACAGAGGCTTTCTCCGGAAAAAGAAGGCCAAAAGCTCCTGCAGGAGAAAGTGCAGCCGTTGCGAGACAGTCGTCATCAAATGCTCAAACTGGGAAGAAAATAACCTCACTTGAAGCTGCAATTGAACACATCTCTGCTGGTGGCTCGATATCTATGGTTTCAGCGGAAATCATGCCAAAACTATTGTCGAACAGCAAGCTTATACAGGAAAGAAAACTTGCAAACAACCAGTCTCTTCTAACGATTGGCGCAGATAAATACTTTCTTTACTCATCTCCAGACAAGTATCAGCACTTGGCTGAAAGATTTGCGTCAGATGTTCAGCAACATCTTGGCCTACAATCCCCTGACGTAATCTTTGCTGACAAGCCGTCTGATAAGAGAAGATATATCCGAGAAGATGTCGAAACAGCGCTAAAGGGCGCAAAATTTAGCCCTGACGTAAAGTTCTCGGACCTCAAGCCAGAAGATGTTGCTACGATAATGATTTCTGATTTCTTGACAGACCAAAGAGACAGACCAAGTTCTTCAATTTACCCATTAACAACCCCTGAAGGCGCAGTGCCGATGCTTGCACAGAACGTGACCTCTGGGTTGGTTGACCTTGACAAGATTCAAATATCCAAGAGAACAAAAATGACCATCGCTGGTTTTTACCAGGGTTCAAACGGTGCCAGGTACTCCGAGTACTACAACAACTTGAAACAGGACCAGCAGGTTGCGTATAGAAAACACATTGAAGCCCTACTCAAGAGGGCACGCTCTTTTAAGATGAATGAGCTACGTAGAAGATTCGAAAAAGATGGTCTCTCGGCCGGAGAAAAGACACACTTGTCGATAGTAGAAACTTTATACAAAAACCGACTAGAAACACTTTCTAACAGCAAGAGAAGCATTGTTGAAGTACTCAAAGGTGGAACAAATGCCTGAAATACTCGTAATTAAAGATGTAGTCAGAGATACTCCATTTGCACTAGTTGTGAAAAGTGATGATTCTTTGTCTTTTTATGGTTTCCATGAAATGGGTTCGGATTGGGCTGAGCACGCCCAAAAGACAGTTTCTTCAGAAGCTGATATAAAAGCTCCAGAATGGACTGAATCAACTACATTCAAGTCTGTTAGCGATAATGCAGCAAAATCAATTATTGATAAAACATTGTCAAAGAAAATAGAATTGAATGAATTTGCCGAAAAGGTAATTAAGAAGACTTTTGCTTCAAAAACTATTTTTGTTGGTAGAACCATAATTAACAAGAATTCAGAAATTGAGACTAAATCAGAGAAAGTGGATAAAAATTCATCAGAATTCTCAAAGTTCGACTACAGAGCAAAATCTTTCAAAAATAAAATTAAAAAGATTTCTTTGATAAAAGAGGCAAAAAGTAAAAAAGTCTCAATCGATACTAAATCTGGAAAATTTATCGACCAACGCTCAGAATACAAACAATCCTTTGAATCTATGAAAATTCAAGAAACAGCAGGATTTGGCATGTCAAGAAAGATATCTCGATTTATTGACGAGAAGTCAGAAATTGGCTGCACGAGCAACCGCTCGCTGAGAAGAGTTAAATCAATATCTGAAAACCAAGAATTAAGCCATGGCACAAGAATAAGCAAAGCTATAGAGCAAAGACTGAAGCGATTCTAAGATGGCTAAGCAAAAAGAATTAGTCAAGAAGATGGAAGCTCTTCGTGTTGCAGAAATGATTGGATGCAGAGGAGCACACAAAGACGAAGACGGGAATTGGATGCCTTGTGCTTCAATGGATTCCTTGGAGCGAATTTCCAATAGAGCCGAAACTTCTAAATGGAAAGAGAAGTCATCGTTCGAAGGGCGTTTAGAAAGAGAAGAAGTAGGTCGTAAGAAACGCAAGAAAAAAAGAGATGGTTGGGAAAAACTTAATGAACGGCCAATACAGGGGATTAACGGCTCTGCTCCAGGAATAACTTCTGGCCCAAATCAGTTCGCCCCACCCCAAGCCGTTGGCTCATCCGTATCAAGCGGCTCAACTGTTTCTGGCGGCCCAACAATGAACATGTTTGGTGCGAGCATGGCAAAAGCGGCAATGACTGGACCTCAATACGTTAGAGACAACGACCCAGATGTTTTTACTGACCCAGAATCAGCTCGTGCTCGTTCGCGTCAAATGGGGTGTATTGGGATAAGCAGAAGAATATCCAAAACTGGCAGGGCAGTTTGGATGCCATGCACAAACATGAGTGATTACGCCCGTTTAGCCGGCACAACTTCGCTTGGGCGAAGAGGAAGAGCTGCGCAAGAAAGAAATGTAATCAGAACAGTTTTACGAGAAGAGCTAGGAAAACTAAAAAGAAAAAAATCAATCCAAGAAGAACTAACAGAAGATTAATTTAATCATTTACACACTTTTGTTTGCAAATAAAGTAGTTCCACTAAAAGGTGTAAATCTCTGTTACTTTATATAACTAGGGCTGGGTGCTTACCTAAGCCACAATAAAAGTTAACAACCCAACCCTCAATCAATTCCAATAGGAGCAAAACATGTCGCAAGACAATGCAAGATTAAACGAACTGCAAGGTGCACTTCGTGGAAAGATGGCCGATAATAAGGCCATTGCGGATTCATTCCGTGTAGAAGACGGCACAGTTGTCGTCACCCCTGAGCAGAAGACAGCGTTCGACAAGAACATGTCAGACATCAAGGAAATCAAGAGCCTCATTGACGGTATGCAGACAATGAACAGCGTTGATTCTTGGGCTTCACAGCCAGCAGAAAGTGTTGCAGGTTCATTCGCTGCAGCAAGTGCAGAAGTTGCACAGCTTTCAAGCCGTGAAATCAAGTCAATCGGCGAAATGTTCTTGGACTCAGCTGAATTCAAGACACTCGCAAACGGCCGTAACGGCGCAAACATGGTTGCACCATGGCAGGTAAAGGCTTCGTTCACATCTGGTTCATACAATGTGAAGGACGTTTACTCAGCACTTCCTGGCACTGACGTAACAAACAGCCGTCTTGGCTCGTTTGGTTCAGTACAGCGCGATGCGATGATTACACAGCCAATGCGCACAAAGCGTGTTCGTGACTTGTTCCCAGTTCGCACAACAACTGCTGCTGTTATTGAGTACTTCCGTCAGCTCGGTTTCACCACTCCTATCCAGGAGGGTTACGGCTACGCTGCTGGTGTTAACTCGGCATCAACAATCGCAGAGCGTAACGGTGGAAACAACGCATTCGCGTTGAAGCCACAGTCATCATTCTCATTCGTTGGTGAGCAGGCTCCTGTTCGCACATTGGCACACTGGGAAGCTGCACACCGCAACGTCCTTGCCGATGAGCCACAGCTGCGTTCAATCATCGACAACGAATTGATGTACGGCCTTCGTTTGTTGGAAGACAACCAAATCCTCAATGGCGACGGCGCTGGCGAGAACCTCTTGGGCGTTTTGAACACACCAAACATCCAGACATACGCCTGGTCAGATGGTGCAACACTTCCAGTAGCAGACACCAAGGCTGATGCAATCCGTCGTGCCGCAACACTCTCGTTCTTGGCTTACTACGAGCCATCGGGCGTTGTATTGCACCCGAACGACTGGGAAGACATCGAGTTGACGAAGGACGAGCAGGGTCAATACCTCATCGCAGTTTCGGTTGCAATGGGTGGCGAGCCACGCGTTTGGAGAATGCCAGTTATCGACACTCCAGCAATGACAGAAGGAACCGGCCTCGTCGGCGCCTTCGGTACTGCTGCACAGCTGTACGACCGCGAGCAGGCTTCAATCCGAATTTCGGAACAGCACTCAGACTTCTTCGTGCGCAACGCAATCGTGATTCTTGCAGAACAGAGACTTGCTCTCGCTGTTAAGCGTCCAGAAGCGTTCGTTTCGATTGACTTCGACGGAGCTCCAGAAGCGTAATTCAAACCAAGTAAAAGCAAACCTCACGTTTCCAGCAATGGGGGCGTGAGGTTTTTGCTTTATATAGGATGATTTCATGAAAGAAAATGAAGCATTTAGATATGTGGGAATTTTCCCAGACTTTCAGAATCTACTGAATAAGGTTTTATCCTTCAATGACCTAGATTGGAGTGAATATAAGGGTAGAAAAAACACAGGGGGGATAGCCAGTTATCACACCGAGACAATCCCGTTGAAGTATTCTCCAAAGTCCAATGAGTACAGTCCAGAAAAGCACCAACATTACGAACAATTCAGTTCGGACATAATGGAAATATGCAAAATTGCAGGAGAATCCATTGGTCAAGTTTCAGAAACGTCCTCGATGTTGACAAGGATGAACCCTGGAGGGATTATTAAGCCGCATAAAGACCAGGGGGTGGTCACCAGAAACACTCACAGAATACACATACCTATTGTCACAAATAGCTCCTGCACATTCACGGTTGGTGGTATTTCTAAGAATTTAAAACCAGGGGAGATTTGGGTGATAGACAACACCAACAGGGTTCACAGAGTCGACAACAATGGCTCCACTCATAGGATTCACATGATTGTTGACGCTGGCTAGTGTTATCATTTATTGTCCTTCAAACCAATAAAAATATGGGAGAATTGTGAAATGAACGAAATAGATGACGACCAACTTTTCGAAGAATTGCTCAATCTCAAGGTTGAAGTGGTATCAGAAGTAGATGACGAAGAATTAATGCCTATATACGACGAGTACTTCTCGTCAAAAGTGTTTGATAATTACTCGGATGATTTTGACTCTTTCGAGGACAACGAAACAAAAGCATCAGACAGTCCGTGCTGGGACGGTTATAAGCAAATCGGGATGAAGAGAAGCAAGGCCGGAAAGATGGTTCCAAACTGCGTTCCGGTAGATGAGAAATCAGCAAAGCAAAAACTAAAAGACCCAAAGGGTGGTTTGACAGCAGCTGGGAGAGCGCACTTCAACAGAACAGAAGGCTCAAACCTAAAGCCTGGAGTGAAGGGTGCTGCTGATACGCCAGAGAAGATGCGTCGCAAGGGTTCATTCCTAACAAGATTTTTTACGAATCCATCAGGCCCAATGGTCGATGAAAAAGGTAGAGCAACACGTTTGGCTCTTTCTGCTGCAGCTTGGGGTGAAAGAGTTCCAAAGAATGCAGAAGATGCAGCGAAGCTCGCCGCTAAGGGCAAGAGACTTCTTGAGAGATACCAGAACACAAAGAAAAAAGATGATTCTGAATCAGTAGAAGAAAAGCAACTTCAAGGACAGACCATAGGTCAGCAGCGCGGTGGAACAATTGGCGCAACAGCCCAGGGTTCGCTCGACATGGTTGATGCTGACGGCGACGGAATGATTTTTGATGGCACGCCAGATGAACAGCGAGTTCCGTACAAGCGTCAAAGCAACACTGACTATGAAAAGCGACGTAGAAAATTTGTACGTGGACAGCTTGCATCTCAAGGCATCAAGCCGAACAGGGACGTAGCAGACCGTTCAAAGAAAGAAAGAGACGCAAGAGCTAGAGCAAGAGCTGCTTTTGACAAGCAGACGGTGCGAGCTGGGGCTGAAGCGCAAGCACAAATCGGTAGAGCAAACACGGATGCAGCAAGAGATAGAAGAAATCAAGCGCAAAGTGACAGACTTACCGGTCAGGCACAGCGCTCATCTGCTGCAGATAGAAAACCAGCGGACAGAATCGATAATTCTCCGCCAGCTCGTCGAATCGATTCGGCAGAGCGAGTTCAGGCGAATCGTGGAAAAACAACTGGAGTTTCTGACGCTGCTACACGTCGCGGTCAAACCGACTCACGTAGACCAACAAGCGCCGATGATAGACGTCGTCCTGACTCGATTGACAAGGGAACTGGCAACAGAGTTGCTGGTGACCAGCCGGTTCGTGTGGGTCGTCAAGAAGCACAGGGAACAAGAGACGCCGCAACTCGCCGCGGTCAAACAGACTCACGCCGCCCTACAAGCGCCGACGATAGGAGACGCCCAGACAGCGTTGACAGAGGAACTGGAAACCGAGTAGCAGGAGACCAACCAGTTCGTGTCGGCCGTCAAGAAGCTCAAGGAACAAGAGATGCTGCAACACGTCGTGGTCAGACGGATTCGCGCAGACCAACGAGCGCAGATGACCGCAGAGGCGCCGACAGAACAGACCGTTCAGCCCCAAATAGAAAACCAGATTCGGCTGATAGAGCCAGTCGGTCCGAGTATAAGCCGGGATACATTCTGGAAGACGCTGATGGACAGTTGCAGCAATACGACGGAAAGGACCCAAAAGACAGGGAATACATCAAAGAACAGCGTGATGGAACACTCCAGCTGTATGGTCCTGACAAAAGAACAGGAGCAAATGATAAACGTCGTCCTGACAACATCGACCGCTCCAATCCAAACAAGATTAAACCGGGTAACCGTAGACGGGACGATATTCGCCCTGTTGGCAAACCAACCATAGACCGTCCAAGAATTGGTGAATCACGCGGCAGCCAAGGACCAACAATAGACCGTCCTCGATTGCCGGGCAATCAGTACAAAAGAACATCTGGCCAAAATCGCAACATAAGAAATTTCTGATGCAGCGATTTTGGTATGGGGCTACAGTCCTCAACGTCGTTGATGGTGACACGATTGATTTGATGATAGACCTTGGTTTTAGCATCCATCACAAAATTCGTGTTCGCTTGTATGGAGTAAATACTCCTGAATCAAGAACCAAAGACCTTGCAGAAAAAGAGATGGGTCTTAAGGCTAAGTCGTTCACCAAGGACTGGTTGACAAGCCATAAATGGGTATTTGTTAACACCATTCCAGACAAGAATGACAAATATGGGCGTGTTCTTGCACGAATCTACAGCTCAGACAAGATAGACGACCCAACGACAGCATGTCTCAACAAGGACATCATTCAGTCTGGTTACGCAAGAGAATATTTCGGCGTCGGCGATAAAACCTGGACCGAATTTAAGTAATGAGAGTGTGGATTGACCAAGACTTATGCACTGGAGACGGACTATGTGCAGAGATAGCCCCAGATGTTTTTCACATGATGCCAGACGGTCTTGCGTATGTGCGCGAAGGGGACAAGATTTATGCGGCCGCTGTGGGGAATCCAGAGGGCGCACAAGGAATGGCATCTTTCGCAGACGAAAGACTATCTGACGTAGTAGAAGCCGCCGAAGAGTGCCCTGGCGAGTGCATCTTCATTGAGCCGTAAATGTGGAGCAATCACTAGAAGCAAAAGCATGGCTTAACTGCGACCCAAAACACCTCTGGTTATTTGACAAGTTAATTGTTTCCAGGCTCTCCGGACATATCTGTGGACCACGTGGAACCCCCGTTCCGAAGCCGGGTGAGTACTTCGTGAAACCAGTAATGAATATCGAGGGCATGGGAGAAAAAGCAAGAAAAATATACATAGAAGAAGACACAACAGAACTTCTGCACCCAGGCGAGTTCTGGTGTGAGGTTTTCGAGGGAGAACACCTAAGCATTGACTACAAGGGGTATCAGCCAATCCTTAAAACAGTTGGGACAAAGCATTTAGAGCGCCCCTATCAAAGATTCACTAAATGGGAAAAAACAGATAAATGGCACCCTCTGCCACAGTTCATAGGGTTAATCCCGCTTCAGTACAGGACAATCAACTGCGAGTTTATTGGTGGCAAACTAATCGAAATTCACCTAAGAGAAAATTCGGACTTTGCCTATGGCAATGATTCGATGATTCCAGTATGGAAAGACGAGCCAGACCCAAAGCCAGAGGGTTATAGGTTTATCAGCGACGAGGGGACCGAGTTAGAACGTATAGGAATATACGTTAAGTAGCCTAGAAGCCTAGCTTCTGCCTCTCGAATTCTTTCCATTCACGGAACGAACCTGCACCGTAGCCATCGTATGACTCAACCGAGTTCATAACGAATCTATGAATGGACACTACTGCTGTTGCTGTTAAAATTAAGACGATGTAGAACATAACGTACATTATGGCGTGCAATCTTGTTATAAGATGAACCTATAGATAGTATCTCTAGAATAGATGGGACCAATCATGAATGTAAATAAGCTAAAAATTGGTAAAAAGAACTCATTGATACTTACTGTTGCTATTGCTCTATTTGTTGCTGTAACTTCAATTCCATTGGTAAAAAAACTATGGAATAAAATGAGCTTTATCAACTCTGAGATGTTTGAGTAGGTCCACCCTTTTTCTCGTACCGCTCATAGAGATTCGCTACAGCAGCATCTGGCGTACTCCCAACTCCAATCATTTCTGATTTTTCAGACATCCAAAAATCTACGGCATCACAATCATCGCCGAATACATATTCCGAAATTCCAGTTTCGTCAAAACTCTTAAAATTAGCAATTGCGAACCATTCCCCACCTTCATATATCCCGCTATATCTGGATTGAAAAATTGCGACCTGATAAAGGTCGTATCTTGGTTCGAACATCACGTCAAAATCCATCATTAGTTGAACTCGGTGGTAATCATATGGCCATTAACGTGCTCTGGCGGTGGCATTTCACGCACCACAAGCATCCTCTGAACCCATCTATCCGTTCCGTCATATCGTGGTTGAAATGGCTTTCGTCCATGGACGGTGCAATCGTTATTTATAACAAGTAAGTCACCGGTCTTCAAGACAACCTCTTTTGTTGAATCATTAACCGCATCACGCATTTCCTTGAGTGCTCTTTGAGCCTGCATGCGAGATTCTTCAGTCCCATCTCCAACGGCTTTCATGAACCAAGAGTCGTAAGTTATCTTCCATCCTGGATTAGCGTCCCTATTTGTTTCTTCAAGTATCGCCGTCCTAACATCGATATCTGGCTGTCCATCTGACCTAAAACTCTGGTCAATCTGAGTTGTAAACCATTCTTTTTGAAGCACAGAAATTGCCTCTTGACTTAATCTTGGAACGATGTCGAAATCATCAGCGTAAGTGGTTGCCACCGCATCATCACCGCGCAAGCAAAGAAGAAGGACGTATGAAGGCCTGTATGGATGGAATGATGACTCGGTATGCATCTCCAGCTCAACTTTCGATGATGTTGATATCTGCTGGTATTCAGTCTTATGAACTGGAACAAGATTTTGGATTAATCTTCCATTTTGTTCCTGGGCGTACGAAACAGGATGACCCAGCATGGAGCCGTACTCAATTAGTGCCTTTACGCTCTCAGGGGTGACCGAGTCTTCAATAACAGAGGTAGCTGGGGTTGGCGGTATTACGCCAATTCTCTGGTTTCTGTAAATCGTTATGCCCATAGGGGCTAAATTCTACCCCAGTTAGAGCCCGCTCTCGGGATTGAACCGAGGACCGCTTCATTACAAGTGAAGAGCTCTACCACTGAGCTAAACGGGCTTAGACACGCAGTCTGGGAATTGAACCCAGAGACCTCCCGTTAGATTCCACGGGTGCTCTACCCCTGATGCTACTGCGTGCGTAAAAGCGTAACATAAGTGGAGGAGCGAGAGGGATTTGAACCCCCGGTCCGCGCAAACGGACTCCTGTTTTCAAGACAGGTGCAATAAGCCTCTCTGCCATCGCTCCAAATAGTGCTTGCTAGACGCTCTAACTGCGCACCGACAGAAATATTAATGACGCCCTCTAGCAAGAGGCCATCGTCAGTATAGTGGCTGGCAAGGTAGGGCTCGAACCTACGACCCAGGGATTAACAGTCCCTTGCTCTGCCAACTGAGCTACTTGCCACTGTGCGCGTCGGGTAGGACTCGAACCTACAGTCTACAGATTAGAAGTCTGTTGCCTTATCCATTTGGCCACCGACGCATATTTACTTATTCTTGTTGTTCTTTCTATTTATTTTTATGCATTCTTTGCATGTACGGTAGCTTGTCCCATCTTTTTTTGTGCGCTTTATCACTCCAAAAACTTCGAATTCATGACCACGCCTACAGTGGGTTCTCTCCCTGTTCGTCCAGCCATGTCTACCTTTTTTCATCATGTCTCTCATGTTCCCGGAGTTTGTATCAAGGAATAAATGCTCTGGATTAACACACGGTGGGTTGTCGCAATGATGACACACAAGCATTCCTTTTGGGACATCGCCCTTGTGGAAAAGATAGCTTGATACATGCGCCCCAATCGCGGGCTTCTTGGTGTAGAAGGAAAAAGAACCATAATTCCTGCTTGTTGGCGCACCAGTCCAAATCCAACAATCCGGAAACTTTTCATTACCAGACTTATCAACTTTCTGGAAAAATCTTTCAATATGTGGCATGTGCTTAGCCATTTCTCCTCTTTCTCTCTCTAATCCGCATACACTCTACGCACGTTCGGTATGGGCGTCCGCTTTTTTTTACGTACCACTTCTCCCCGTAAACGCTGAAGTCGTGACCCTTTCTGCAGTGATTTGGTTTTTTGGGTTCTATTCCCTTTTCCTTCTGTCTGCGTGCAACGCGTTCTTTCTTCCATCTCTTTTGACAAGTCCTGCAATCTCGTGTATCAAGACCGGTATGTTTGCTTATTTTTTTGATTGTGTTCGCTTCATCGTATGGATGTCCATATGGGCAGTGTGTTTTTTTTCTCTGCGTGTTGTTGCCGTTCGTAACAGAATAACGCTGATTATGGGAACGAGTCTCGGCCTCTAGGTGGTCAGGGCGAACGCATGGTGGGTTATTGCAGGTATGGCAGACTTCAAGCCCTTTCGGCACCCGCTTACCATTTGCTTTTTGCCAGCTGTATACGTGGGCGCCAAGTTTTTTATTGACTCCATCTTGCTTGCATACAAAATGACCGTATTTTTTTACCTTATGCGCAGTCCATTCCCAGCAATCTGGATAATTTGGATTTGGTCCAGACTTGTCCACTTTTTCCCAAAAACGTTCTTCTTCTGGTATTGGTTTTCTTCCTGCCATGCCTCTACTTTATCGGGCAAGCACCTGTTGCGCAATTGTCGAGGTCCAAATCACCCATAAAAGTTACATCTTGCAATGGCGCAGAGAAGTCAACCTTGGCGAGCATCTTGTTGTACTCCTCCTTGGTGATTTCTTCATATGGAGGAAGAGAGAAGTTGTGGTCTACGTGGAGCAGGAACGAAACTGACTTAACGCTCTTGTCGTAGTTCTTTGAAAGCCATTCCTGGATTTCTCCAAGCTCTTCCTTGCGGTAGTAGACAGTAACCGACACGGCGTTATCTGCCCATTCAGTTTGCATCTTCTTTACCCATTCAAGCTGTTGCACAGCAGTCATTGCCGCAGCAAGTGTCGAACCCTCTGGTGACATGCATGGGAAGTCCACAACATAGCGAGTGTGGTCTTCTCTGCCGTCGATTCCAATATCCCACTGAATCTTGTATCCACGCTTGCGACAAGCCTCAACGAGTGGGTCTGAAGAACCAAAGCGAACACGTCTCACATAGAAAGGAGCAAATGCAGGGTGAATTCCAGGAGTCACTCCAGGAAGTAATGAAAGCGTTCCTGATGGCTGAACGGTCGTCAAACGAACTGATGCTGGCCATCCACGCTCTGCGGAGTATTGCTTATCAAATTCCTGCAAATACTCGTAAGCAGGGGACAACCACGAAACTTGTTCCTCTGAACACTGGAGGATTCCAGTAACAGACTGACCAAGTCGTGCATTCTTGCTCACGATGTTTGTTGTCTTTTCGTATGGATAAGCCATGCGAGTGATTTGCTTTTGTGTCTTGTAGAGCAAGCTTGAGATTTCTTTAAATTGCTCAAGGGACTCAACGTTTGGCAGGAATATTGTTGCCAAGTTGCACGACTCTCCATCAGCAAGTGCGATTTCAGCACAAGGGTTAAAGCCCTCAATTGAGTTGTCAGGCTTTGCTTCACCAAGTCTTCCGAACTTACGAGCAAGTCGACGATTCAACAAGCCGTAAGGCTCGCCGGTTCCGTCGTACCCCTTCCACAGTTCCGACATGATTTCGTCGTAGTGGTCGGCGTATATGGAGTTGTTGGAGTTCGCTCTCCACGCAGGAATATTCCCAGATGCCCAATTTTTTGCACGGAGGAAAAGAACGTCGTCCGGGTCACCCATCGCAATCTGTGCTGAACGACGTGATGAGCCTGAAACCACAATGCGGCCAATGATGTTACAGATGTCTAGGACATCAATTGAACGGAGCTTCTTGCCCTCACGATTCTGCATCACTTTGCAAATGTCGGCAATACCATCAATCAGTGCTCCTGGGCCAGATGCAGTGCCACCAAATGTCTTCAATGGCGCACCGTATTCACGGATAAGAACTGTTGAGTATGAGAAAGACTTACCCGTGTCGAAATATGACTTCAACACTGCATGCAAGAGACGCTTCCAACCTTGACGTGAGTCAGGGACAATGATGTCTGCATCGTTGGAACGTTCGTGCGTGATTGTGACTCCTGCTTTAACCTTTGGCAAGTCGTGAATCTTTGAGCGCTCAACGGAGAAGCCAACGCCACCACCAAGCATCAAGTATTCGAACAACAATTCAAAGTCTTCAATCTTTTCGATGTTGGTGAAGTAGCAGTTGTTAAGTGATGTTGCATTGAACTTCTGAACAAGAGGCGTTCCAAGCTGCCAAAGCGAACGACCAGAGAATGAGCAACGAAGATTAAAGCAGTGGTCAAACAGTGCCTCTGCTTCTTCTTTTGTGTACTCAACTCCAACTTCCATTGCTCCATTGATTACGCGCTGAAGGGTTTCTGGCCAAGTTTCGTTGTTTCCATCTTCTTTCTTGCGGCTGTAAGTACGAAGAAATACAATTTCCCCCATACCGTTGAAGCCCCAAGGAGCTTGTTTTAGAGAATACGAATCCACGAATGATTGGTCAAGCGAAGTCATGATTTGTCCTGTTGTGATAGTGATTTGAGTAGGTATCGATTTTAACTTAGCCGAGAATACTGAAAGGGTCTAAAGTCGTAGTAACTTTGCTCTTAGTTTGTCCATTTTTTTATTAACCCAAGTCGCTCGGCTTCGGCATATGGTATCTGTTTACCCTTCTTGTGCAACAGAACTTTTGTTTTTATCGAAGGTGTTATTTGTCTCTCTTCGTGTATGTCTTCTTCTACCAAAAAAGTTTGAACAACTTTAAGTGATTCAATCATTCCGAACCCAGCTATCCTCGTATGGGATGAGTTATCCCCAGCACAGTCCCCAGTTGGATGCCCACACACGAGGCACGGAGTCCTATCAGCTGGCAGAATTGTGACGTTGTCGAATAGATTGCGCGAACGACCATACAAGTCGTCGTATGAGTTGTCATAAAATGGCATTTGAATTATTATACTTTAATAAAATTCTTGTATATGAAATCCATTTGAATTAATCAGGCTTACCAGCTCCTCGTATGCCTCGTCCGGGAGGTCGTCAACAACCTTGTTTTTCAAGGCTCGCCTCATTGACTGTGGATACTTTGAATTCCTAAAATTCTTGCCTCCACCATTGGTGTAGATGAGGGTGTCAAACCACTTCAGTGTCCGTCCCAGCTCGTATGCATAAGGAACGGCAAGAATTGTAGTCACAAAACCGCCATCCTCTACGGCCTTCTGGTCTAAAGTGACGTTTGTTACCGTAATGCACTCTTTCACTGGTTTTGATGCGTCCAGAAATGCATCTGCTAGCGATAAACCCTCTGTCTCGGCCATATCTGCAGAACAGTAACCCTCGGCCACCATTGTTATCGAAGACACCCCCCAGTATCGCCTGAGAACCGCACAGAGCTCCGTACAGCGTGCTAAACGCTCTTCTGGGTCAATCTTCATCAAATCCTGCCTTATCTGGCAGACAATGGCTAGTCGCTCTTCATCCCAGCCAAAAAAATTGATAGCCAGGTCTTCGCCGATTCCGAATTCTTTTACGCTGGTCGACTTTGCTAGTTGGGCGGCAGTTATAGCAAGAGCTATTTTACTATAATCATTGTCATAAGAGCCTTCCACGGCAACAGCCTAGGTCGGACCGCGCTTCTACAGGGGAGGTGGTTCCGCCACGGTGGTAAATGGTTTGATAAAGTCAAGGTCATGGCAACATCAAAGAAAAAGACAACAGCAAAAAAGGCCCCTGCAAAGAAGGCTGCCGCAAAGAAGGCTCCTGCAAAGAAGGCTGCTCCAAAAAGCACTTTTGCAAAAGCAGAAGACTTCGTAGAAGCAGTAGCAGCAAAGCAAGTGGCTGAGCATGCAGACAAAATTGAACAACTTATCGACAGCATTCCAGCGCAAGTATCAGTTGATGCTCGCGGCTTGAAGAAGTGGTTGCGAAAGTTGTTTAAGGGTATCGCAAAATAACTTCCTCTTCCACCATAATGGTGGGCTGTGACAACTGAACATCGCAAAGCGCCACGCCAAGATGTGGTTCAAATTACCCGTGAGGGTGCTTGGGGAAAAGTCGAATACCGACACTTGCTTTCTTGTGGGCACACTGAAACACGTGCGCGCGCTGCTTCGACGCCAAAATTAGCTTGTGCATGGTGTCTTCGTGCTGTGGAAAAAGATGGCGAAATGAAAGCTCTTACCGCCGGAGCCATTCCAACAGACATTGATGACAATGTAAAATTTGTTGAAGAAGAAATTGATATAAGCAAAATGAAAGCTGCAATTGCTTCAAAGTTTAAAATACCATTAGAAGCAATAGATATTGTCGCAACAGACATCTCCGGAAATCTTGTAGTAAAACACGCTCTGGTATTTCTTTCTTCATCCGACGTCGCTAGGATAACCAAACCTAATCCGACGTAAGGAGTTGAATTGTTGCCAAACTACGATGCGCCGCCAGCAGAGGGAAACTGCAAAGGACACGATGTTGACAAGTGGTTCCCAGTAATCGAAAAAGGTTTGCCAAGGGAACAGTGGCTTAAATTTAGGGCAGATACAAAAGAAGCAATTGAGCTTTGCAACTCATGCCCATCAATGGAGCACTGTCTTGAGTATTCACTTCGTCATGAACCAATTGGTATTTGGGGAGGGAAAACAGAAGCTGAACGCGCAATGATGAGAAGTGACAAAGGGATTCTCCTATCTCGAGAAGCAAGAATTTTCCTTCCTGGAATCGGAAGGCGAAACGCCAATGGGTTTGCATATAAGGGCAACTATCGCCTTAAGGATGCGGCAATAAAGAAAGCCCTGCGGGAAGCACAGTGACAACGCCCGGACCAATCGTCCAGAACTTCCTTGACAGACTTGATGGGGTCAGGCAAAGTGGCGGGAACTTTATGGCACGCTGCCCTTGCAGGAATGACGATAACAACCCATCTCTTTCTGTAAGTGAGGGAACAGATGGTCGCGTTTTGGTTCATTGCCATAGAGGCAATGGGTGCGATGTCGCAGAGATATGTGCTTCGGTTGGTTTAGCGATTTCCGACATAATGCCCCAAAACGGCACGAGCACAATTTACGAAAAGCCAATTGTTAAAAAAGAAAAACAACAAACGTCAACGCAGGCGCCAAAGCCCATCATTAAAGAGGAGCTTAAATTTGTTTGCTCTTATGACTACATCGACGAATCTGGTGAATTGCTGTTTCAAAAAGTTCGATATACAAATCAGGATGGTGTTAAGACTTTTCGACAGAGAAAACCGGTTGAGAATGGCGGATGGTCATATTCGCTTTCAGAAGTTCCAAAAATTCTCTACAATCTTCCAGCTGTTCTTGCTGCAAAAGATTCTGGAACGCCAATTTGGGTAGTTGAGGGAGAGAAAGACGCAGACACACTTATTGCGTTGGGGTATGTTGCAACAACAATGCCCGGTGGAGCTGGACACTGGCTCGACATCCACACAGAAGCGCTTAAAGGCGCAGTTGTAGACATCGTCGCAGATAACGATGCCCCTGGAAGAGAGCATGCTTCAAAACTGCTGAAAGTCTTAACAGATGCAGGGTGCGATGCGCAGGCATGGGTTTGCCCAGATGTAAAAGACATTACTGACCACCTATCTTCAGGTGGGACATTTGAGACACTTGTCGCATTTTCGCCATCTGAAGAAAATGAATCAGAGCATGTTGAAAATGTCGAAAATGAATTTCAAGAAGATAGCGAGCCAATCGAAGAAAAGAAAGAATCTGTTTTTGATTCGGCGCTCGTAAAGATTCAAGAACTATTTGGTAGGGAGGACTTAAGTCCTGGTCAAATGGTTTCAAAAATGTCGATGATTCTTTCTGCAACTACATCGAAGCAAATCACGGACCCAGGCAGACTGGTTCAATGGAACGACTTTATTGCGGAGCAGGTTGATGAATCTTACGACTGGGTTATTCCTGGTCTTCTTGAACGTGGCGAAAGAGTAATCGTTGTTGCTGCCGAAGGCGTTGGCAAGACTATGCTCGCGCGGCAAGTTGCGCTTTGTGCTGCTGCTGGTATTCACCCTTTCACGTACGGGCAGATGAAGCCCGTCGTAACTTTGACCGTTGACCTTGAAAACCCTGAGCGAATTATTCGAAGAGCATCTTCTGCAATCCTTACGCAAGCAATGCGTCGCGGACATGTCGCCAGGGTTTATGGAGAGGTTTTAACCAAACCGTCTGGAATGGACCTATTGAAGCCAGAAGACAGATTGATTCTTGAAGAAGCGATTGAGCGAGTCAAGCCAGACATTTTGGTGATGGGTCCTTTGTATAAGGCATTCGTCGACCCAGGCGGACGAACCTCAGAGGCCATTGCTGTTGAGGTTGCCAAGTACCTAGACACAATTAGAACAGTTTATGGATGCGCTCTTTGGCTCGAGCACCACGCACCACTTGGAACAACTCTTAATACAAGAGAATTGCGTCCTTTTGGTTCTGCTGTTTGGTCGCGCTGGCCGGAGTTTGGTATTTCTCTTCAACCGGACCCGACAGCCAACGAGCCATACGTTTACGACGTTCGGCACTTCAGAGGAGCTCGCGACCAACGTCAGTGGCCTTTGAAAATCAAACGAGGCAAGGTATTCCCGTTCGAAGTGATTGAGTTCATGAAAGTTGACAAATAAGTCACTAAGATAGGGTAATGAGCGAAGACAAAAGCAATAAAATTGCTACGCGTGAGTTTCTTGGTGAAAGAGACATGCGAATATTTAAGCTTCGCCAAGCTGGCACTTCGACATCCGAAATAGCAAGACGTTTTGGAATGACAACGAGCGCTGTGTCTAAAGCAATTTCTCGTCAGTTAGAGAAAATGAACCGCGAGACCTTGATGGCTTACCCGGAAGTTCTTCGGCTTGAACTTGAAAGACTGGACAGTCTTCAGCAGGCAATTTGGCCATTAACCCAACACAGAAGACAGGTGATGGATGATGGAACAGAAGTTGCCGTTGAGCCGGACTTGAAGGCGATACAGCAGGTTCTTTCCATCATGGATAGGCGCACAAAACTTCTAGGCATGGACCAAACCAACATCAGCGTTCAGATGGATGTTGGGAATAAGACGAGCGAAACGATAAAGGCAACACTTGCTGGCTCTGAACAGCTCAAGCAAATTGGAAATACATTTGACCCAGAATCAGAAGCAAGGCAACTTCTTCAACTAATGGGGATGTCTGGAGTTCTCCCAGAAAGCGCTGTGAGACAAATGTTGGGTGAAGCAGACATCGTTGATGCTGAGATAGTATCCGTAGAAGAAGAACCAAACGAAGAGGAAACAGATGAGTGACAGCAACCTTGAAGCTGCAATGAAGGCCGTCGCTGATTCGACAGATTTGTCGGTAAGACCACTAGAAAAAGAAGACGAAGGACCAACCAACACATCGGTCCTAATCAGAACCACGGACGAGGTCAGGGAGCGCTGGAGGCAGGCTGCGGCCGTCGATGGTAAAACCATGTCGGCGTGGATACGAGACGTGCTAAATGCGAAGGCAAAGACGCTACTTGAATGTGAGCACCCTTCGGTCAGGCGCTACCCATGGTCTGTTACCTGCTTAAAATGCGGTCAAAGACTGCAATAAACACTTAACACGAATCCGCTTCTATATCGCGTATTATTTTAAGCGGAGAAACAAATGGCCAGCAGACAAGATAAATCAGAAGATTACGGCCCGGAGTGGGTTGAGCAGGCTGTTGGCGAATTTTTAGCTGGTGTTGATTCCGAGTTAATGGAAAAATCAGCAAAAAACTCATACACAAAACCGGAGCTACGAGAAAGAATTAAATCTCGCATTCTTGCCGGCTCTGATGGCGGCAAACCTGGCCAGTGGTCTGCCAGAAAAGCTCAATTGCTTGCTGTGCAGTACAGAAAAGCTGGTGGCGGTTATCGCGGCGGATTAAGCAAGACTCAGAGGTCTCTAAAGAAGTGGACGAAAGAAAAATGGACTACCAGCGATGGTAAGCCAGCAAACCGACCAGACGGAATGCGTAGATATCTTCCTGCAGCGGCATGGGAAAAACTAACACCAGCACAAAAAAATGCAACAAACAGGAAAAAGATTGCCGGAAGCAAAAAAGGAAAACAATTCGTTCCAAATACGATGAGAGCGGCAAAAGCTGGAAGAAGAGCGCGAAGGTCCAGATAGAAATGCCACGATTTGATGAAGAAGACGATGAGCTTATTGGCTTAATAAAGCAATACGAAAAATACGTTATTTCTAAGCCCGGAGAAGTAGAAGACTTCGACGAATGGCTAGAATCTCAGTATGGAAAATCAAAGTCAAAAGTCATGAAGCCCTCAAAAAAGGGTAGAGGCTCAATGAAAAGTGGGAACATTGACTACCCCTGAAGAACCTCCGCCCCTTGTTCTTAGATTTAAAACTGGAGAATTAGTTCATGATGCAAAGTCCCTGGAGGCATATGAAGCCACCAGGGAACAAGAATCTGACTAGCGTCCCTTTTTGAAAAGGGATTTAAGTTCTTCTTGGAAAATCTCGTCATACTCAACTTGATGGCGATGCTGAAGAACGAGATGAGCACGCCTGCGGGCTTCCTGGCGAACAGAATTCATCTGCTTGCGCAGAACACGCTCTTCCTCTTTGAGTTTCGGTCGACCGCGACCAAGTCCGCTGTTCTTTAGTTTATTGTATTCAGACATTAGTAATAACTCCTTTATGTCCGTCTATTTGTAGGTTGACTTAGATATTAATAACTAAAAAATACATTGGCAACCCCAAAGCAGATATTTTTTATGTTTATACTTAACCCATGGATTCCATAGATACTCACTTACAGCGGCTTTCAAAGCAATTAGTCAAAGACCCTAGGTCTTCAGTCCCAGTGGCGGAGGTCATAGACATGCTTTTGGATGCTAAGAACTATGTCGATGCTTATGCCATTCCGTTTGACGGCGATGAACTTACGAAAATATTGCATGGCTTAAAAAGAGCATAAAAAAACCCTCGTCTTCGCGTCTCTGCACGAAATTAACGAGGGTTTTGTTTATTTAAATAGCAGGAATCAGAATGGTTCTGATTCACCATCTACGCCGACGCCTACTGGCTGGCGGTTTGATGCTGCTGGCTTTGAGCGGCGCTGTGCCGGAGCGGATGAACCGCCCTGCGCTTGACCACCGTCCTGCTTGGTGCGACGGACAACAGTTTCAACACTGCGAGTGTTAATTGCAATTTCGTCTGCAATAACTTCGACTGTTGAACGCTTTTGACCTGTCTCTTTGTCGTCCCATGAACGCTGTTCAAGGCGTCCTGTTACGATTACACCAATTCCCTTTTCCAGTGTCTTTGCAGCATTCTCGGCTGTGTAGCGCCATGCGACGATGTTGAAAAAGGAAACCTTTTCCTGCTTTTCGCCTGCCTGGTCGTACCAAACATAGTTTGCGGCTACTGAAAATGACAGGCGTGCCTGTCCGTTTGATGTGAAGGTGAGTTCTGGTTCCGCCGTAACGTTACCGATAATCACCGTTGGTGCCGGGTTCATTTCTTCTCCTTGGTTTACGTATGCCGAGGTCGGATGACTTCGGCGAGTGCAACTTTATCACCACGGGTGATAGGATGCAACACATGACAGCAACAAATGATGAAGCCCGCCTAAATCTCGTTGAGCATATTGCAGGGGTGCTTTTGTACTTTTATATAGATGAAGATATGAGCGAAGAAGAAATTGATGATGCATCAAATAACTGCGGCGACATTGCCAGCGTTCTTGTTCAATCAATGAATCTCGATATTCATGATGTTGAGTCCGAAAATTCATTCAAAACCTCAGTAAATCTGAAAGATTTTGAGAAATTTATGACAAGCCTTCAAGACCGTACGGTTATTGGGGATTAGGGCCACTCGTCAAGAGTTAAGCTATCGTTGAAGTTGCTATTGCGCAATAATTTGGTAATATTGAAGTACCCGATACTGACATAGGCAAGCTATTTACTAAAGCTTGTTGCCCTATCCGCCGAGTTCAGGAGAACAACATTGAAGCAAATCACAGGATGGTCTATTTCTATACTTTTTGGAGCCCTAGGGATTTCAATCCCGGGTGGGACAAAGGCGGAGGTAGCCATGCTGGCGCCTCAACCAGCTGTCTCTGTTGTTTCTCCAGACAGAATGGAAGAGGCCAAAAATAGGCATGTTTTATTGGACAATTACTCATTCGGAGAGAAGAGTGAAAGAGTCAAAAGCCTACAACAGGCGATAGGCACAGTGCGAATAGATGGAACTTACGGTCCGATAACTCGCCGAGAGCATATAGAGAAGCTCCAATCACTCAATCTTCCCGTAAGCAACGTTCCAACTCCGCCAATGAGCGCCGTATACAACATCCCAGCGGACCAGTCAAAGCGCTGTCCGATGTGGGAGCCGCTATTCAAACAGGTGGGGCTTGAGCCGGTTGAGGTGTTTTCGTATATTGCATGGCGTGAAAGTGGATGCAATCCAGCTGCTCAAAACGCTAGATGGGATGCCAATGGCAACATGACCTACGCTCTGAACAAGGATAAGTCATACGACACTGGCTTACTTCAGATTAATTCTTCCTGGAGGTCGCGAGTTGCTGATGTCTGCGGAGAAGATGCCGTAGAAAATCGAATGAGCGGTCTCAAAGACGTTAACTGCAACGTAAAATTTGCAAAATGGATTATGGACAACTCTCAGGGCAAGCTAGGAAACTGGCGAGTATACAAAAACTAGGGTTGCAATTAAGTTTTAATGCTGGCATGATTGGTTAATGGCCGCAGAGTTTGATATTCCAGCACGAAAATTTGATTTTAAAAAAGACCTGGCCTACGGGCAACAAGGTGAATCCCTTGTGTCAATATTCCTCGACGACCTTTCAGACGGTTCGTTTGAAGTGAAGAGCGACAGGTATCGCAATGGGAGGATGGTTGTTGAAACAGACCAAAACCCACGCGGATACAAGGACGTTAACGGCGTTCAGGTCTGGAACAAAAGCGGCATAAACATAACTACCGCTAAATGGTGGGTTTATATCTTTTCACCTGAGGGAGCATTTATTGTTGTCTCTGTAGCGAGGCTAAAAAGATACCTACGAGCATTCCCGGAAAGGTTCAACAGCTCTAATAAGATAAATCTTGGTGGCGCGGACAATCCGGCAAAAGGTTTTCTTCTTATGCCTGAAGATGTCCAAGACATGATGATTAACCAGAGATACGACGAACAAGGATAGAAAAGTGTCAGCAGAAGAAGACCAAATAGACATCATTGAAGAGCTCAGAAAGAGCCCAAGTCCATTTGCGCAGACAGTTATAAATGAAATAAAAGCGCTGCGCGACCACAATGTCTTGCTTCGCCTAGACAGGGACAACTGGAGAAACGATTACCAAAAAGAGCGCGACCTAGCAGATGAGCTTTATGATGTTGTAAGAATGGAATATACAGACCAAAGTTATGCAGAAAAATACGCCTCCGCCGTAACGAACCACAGAGCACGACGACGTGGATGAGAAGCGTAAATTTGTACGCAGGTTTATTAGCCTCGAAAAACCTGGGATGACAAATGGAACCGATGCGCTTATTGAAGTTTACGAAACATACGAAGATTTAGAAGAAACCGAAGACAAGCAAACACCGGAAGAAGATGCAAAATGAAATTAAAATTGCATAAACAGATGGTAGGGGTGGGCTTTCGTTACTAATGTTTCTAACTGGTCGAATACAAAGGTTGGCAGAGTAATGCTCGCCCCTGTATCGGCTCACTCTTATAAGGTGTAGAAACCGTAATGGTCCACGTTGGTTCAATTCCAACCAGGGGCACGAAAGGGTGTATATGCAAGACATGGTTGCAGAGATAAAGAACTGGAAAAAGATTGCTACTGACTGGCAACAAACAGCAGAGATGCTCGCCATGGACCTTGGTGATGTGCAGATTGCAACAGAAGTCTACGAGGACATCAAGGATGGGTTGTATGACAGGGTCCGCGAGAGAATAAAAAATAATTATTCCGCTGACGAAGAAGATGCTTGGTGGCAGGCAATCAGATAAGAAAAGGGCCTGTAGCTCAGTGGTCAGAGCAGGGGACTCATAATCCCTTGGTCGTGGGTTCAATCCCCACCGGGCCCACTAGGATAAATCAAAAAAGGAGAAGAAATGAATGAGCTGCAACTACAGATAGAGGAGCTCAAGAAGAAGATAGTTCCTGAATACTGGAAATCGATAGACGTCGATGAAGGCTGGTATCAGCTTGTCCTGGATTGCGACAAAGAACTGACCAGAGTGGACCCGAACTACCAGATTTACCAAGTCAAGGAAAAGTTTGGCGGCCTTCGCTTCTACATAAAGCCATCAAACATGGATGACAAGCACACCCTGATACAAATCGGTAATATCATCTCCAAATACGAAGATATTGCATCTAAAACGTGCAGTGCCACCGGTGGACCTGGAGTCCTCATGAAATCAATCGGCGGATGGCGAAAAACCCTCAACCCAGAGTATGCCGCAGAGACACTGCGCCACGGAAAGTACTCGGTCGTCGGAATAAATACTGATAACCAGTGATTATATTTGGCGTGAACGCCTGCTCTCACGATGCATCAATTTCCGTTATCGAGAATGGTGAGATTCTTTTTGCTTCACACTCTGAGAGATATAGCAAAATAAAAAATGATTGGCACTTAAACGACGAGATAGTAAAAGAGGCGTTTAAGTACGGCAAGCCAGACGCAATCGGATACTACGAAAAGCCACGGCTAAAGAAATTGCGAATGAATCTGTTTGGTGGCTACGGTTCTTCTTATTCTGCTGTAAAAAAATACTTCCCCGACTCGAAAATTACCAACTTTAAACACCATTACTCCCATGCTTGTGCCGGGTATTACACAAGCCCGTTTGAAGATGCCGTGATTGTCGTTCTTGATGCCATTGGGGAATTTGAAACAACCAGTATCTGGTCGGGGAATGGAAAAACAATTAAAAAGGTTTACTCCAGAAATTACCCATTTAGCTTCGGCCTGTTCTACTCGGCCTTTACTGAATACATAGGACTAAAACCCAATGAAGAAGAGTACATAATGATGGGAATGGCCGCATATGGGGACCCCGAGATTTACTTCTCTGAAATCAATGAGTTATTCCCAACAATCGAAGAGCAGACAGAAATATTCCATTACGGGGTTGGGGGATTCTCTGTAGTTCCTACAGAGCAGAATAAATTTCATATCGCAGCAGCCGTTCAGGCCGTCTACGAAAAAAGACTAATTGAATTCATGGTCTTCGCAAAGAAAAAAACAGGCAAAGAGAATTTGGTATTCATGGGTGGGTGCGCACTCAACTGCTCGGCAAATACGAAATTATTCGATATCTACAATCAGGTATGGATAATGCCAAATCCAGGTGATGCCGGAAGCAGTCTTGGTGCGGCGGCCGCAATATACGGCAAACACCTTGATTGGAAGAGCCCCTATCTTGGGGAAACAGTCCCCGGAGAATACCCGGTTGATTCAATATTCAGTCAGCTTGTGAACAACAAGATTGCGGCAGTCGCAAATGGAAGAGCCGAGTATGGCCCACGTGCGCTAGGAAACAGGAGCATTCTTGCCGACCCAAGAGACCCTTCGTGCAAAGACTTGGTTAATACCGTAAAAGAAAGGGAACTGTTTCGCCCGTTTGCCCCCGTGATTATGGAGGAACATGCATCGGAGTGGTTTGAAATGAGTCAGCCAAGCCCGTATATGCAGTACGCATTTAAATGCAAGAAACCAGAGCTAATCCCATCGGTTGTCCATAAGGACGGAACATCACGGGTTCAAACCGTCAACAAGGAACAGCATCCTGGTTTATACGAGCTGCTAAAAAAATGGAAGAAATACTCAGGCATTCCAGTTCTTCTCAATACAAGCCTAAATATAAAGGGTCAGCCGTTACTAAACGATGTGGAAGACATCAAAAAGTGGAATTCGTTACATTCCACTATAAATATCTGCATGTAGGATAGCGGTATGAAAGTTAGAAAATTCCGTAAAATAATCCGGATTCTCTGGAGACGTGCATTTGGAAAAAAATCCAGATTCACATACTAAAGAGCATCATGAGCCCATGGCAGGAGTACAAAAAAAATTTGGTGTCTAGTGCGCCATTGAAACCATCGCATTTTGACAAAAACGCTCCATTTTCTTCACCGAAATGGGACACCATCGGTTTCAAGCATATTTCATTTGAGGAGCGTGACTCACCGCGCACCTCTTATACGTTAAACTTCCAGTCTGAATATGCGTCGCCAGAACTGCTTAGTTACTCTTTTAATATACATAATTTTAGGTCAAAAGACTTCCATGAAAACACAAACACGGTGACACTTGGGTGTTCGCACACATTCGGAGTCGGTGTTCCAGAAAACCTCATATGGCCATCGTTTGTTAAAGAACTAACTGGAATTGACGACGTGGTGAACCTCGGAAAACCTGGTTCGTCAATTGCCCTTCAGGTAAGAATGTTGGCCACTTACGTCAGAACCTATGGTGCTCCCAAAATGGTTCTTTGCAATTTCCCAGAAATTGTCAGGTATCAACATATAACCGAATCTGGAGAAATAGTTGATGGTAACACCTACATGGGTATGGCAGATAATTCTTATACGAATGAGCAAGCATCGACACAATCCATATTGGCGCTTGGAGATTTAGAAGCAATCTGTAATGCAAACGGGATTTTACTCCGCTGGCAAATGTGGGCGGGCACAGGTGAAAATTTTGAAGATAAATTGTTGAATAACTTTACCTCCTACGTAAAGAATAAGTACACCGCAAATTATCTCCATATGCACAACTTGTATACTGACTACGAGACAAATGAAATTTGCGGAGATTACTCGCATGATTCATGGCCAGAAGAGTGCTGTAGTGACTTGAGAAAGAGGTCAAACGGATGCTTCAATTATGGTTACGATAGGTATTCGGTCCCTAAAAAATACCAAAAACACGACTTAATTATTGAAAAAAATGAACTAGAGAAATTAAAAAAATCGACCTTGAATACTAGGGGCACTATACCAGTGGCTCATTTTGGCTCGCATGCCCATTTTCATTGGGCAAAAAACCTAGTCGACTCACTATGATGATAAATAGCAAAGCAGAACATGAACCGCCACAGCCGTTAATGACATGGGAGAGTGCCGGGTTCAAACACGTATCTTTTGAGAAATGCTATTCTCCGTATACATCGTATACATCAAACCTAAAGAGCGAATATGCTTCTCCGGAACTTCTTAGTTACTCTTTTAACATAAACAATTTTAGGTCAAAAGATTTTCATGAAGATACGGGGATTATAGCCCTTGGATGTTCGCACACTCTCGGTGTTGGTGTCCCGGAAAACTTCATATGGCCTTCGGTGGTTGGAGAATTAACTGGAATTGACGACGTGGTGAACCTCGGAAAACCTGGTTCGTCAATTGCCCTTCAGGTAAGGATGCTGGCCACATACATCCGAACCTACGGTGCCCCTGAAATAGTTCTCTGCAATTTCCCAGAAATTACCAGATACCAACATACGACGGAATCTGGTGAGATAGTCGATGGCCATACCCATGTGGGAATGACCGACAACTCCTACACGAATGAACAAGCATCGACACAGTCGGTAGTAGCGCTGAGCGAGTTGGAGGCAATGTGTGCGGCGAACGACATTGTGCTGCGCTGGCAAATGTGGACAGACACAAGTGAGTATTTAGAGTACAAATTTTTAGAGAACTTTAAATCTTACGTAAAGAACAAATACACAGTGAACTATCTTCAGCTGTATAACCCCTATGTCGATTATGAGACAAATGAAATCCTTGGAAATTACTCACATAACATGTGGTCGGGGGAGTGCTGTGTTGACCTAAAAAACAGGTCTAATGGATGCTTCAATTATGGTTATGACAGATATTTGGTACCCAAGAAGCATAGAAAGTTTGACCTGATTATCGAAGAGGTCGAACTGGATAGATTAAAGAAGTCAACCCTTCATTTTGAGGACAACAGACCCATGGGTCACTTTGGCTCACATGCTCATTGGCACTGGGCTAAGAATTTGGTTGAATCGTTGTAGCTGACAGAAGGAATAGGATTATTGCGAGTATGAAAATTGTTGAACCAGTCATTGTTGATTCATTTGAGTCAATCATTCAGAACATTGATGGCTACGTAGATGCTTTCAAGAGGAACGCACTGATTGTTTTTCGTGGCACTAGTATCTCTCGCTCCGAACAGCTGCTTTTAACAAAGATATTCGGCGACAGAATGGGCTGGTATCCAAACTCGTCAGAATTTGGTGAGCAAATTTGGTCATATGAAGAAAACCACTCACACTCAATGAATATGCACAACAGGCACAACATTAAAAAAGATGAAATACTTTTGTCCTGGCACCTTGAGCATATGGGTCACCACAACCCTGCAGTCGGGGCGACTTGGAATATGGAGAAGTTCAAGTGCGAAACCGGTGTTGGGAATACCTTGTTTGTGAACATCTCTGATGTATACGACATGCTCAGTGAAGAAGATGCCGATTTTCTCAAAAAATGCAAAGTGGCAGCGTTTTACGGTTGGGCGCTCGATGAGCCAGGGCGCCAACAGATTCCGGCACTCCATGATGCCGTTGAGATGTACGAACCGTCTGGCAGAAACGCCCTAAGACTCAGCGCCCTTTTTAAATACGATAGAGAGACCTATTACTTGCACAGCTTTGATGGAAGGCGGCCTTCAGATTACGAAGATGCACGATTTCTTGAGTTGTCATTGTTCTTTACAAAACAAATACACAACAACGAGGATATTCGACAGGTTCACGAGTGGAATGAGGGCGATGTAATCGTTGTTGACCTGTTCCTCATGGCACACGCCGTACTTGGCGGATTCAGGCCTGAACAACGCTTTTTCCACGGCCTATGGGCGCACCGGAAATCTGGCTCAAAGTATGATTAATTCAAATTTAGGTTGTTAAAAACCAAAAAATAGATACGCTCTGGTCCATGACGGAACCAAAAGTAGTTACAGCCACCGGAAAGTCAATCGGAATGGCAAAAAAGGTAAAACCAAAGGCAAAAGTTGATTACCCAGAGTTTTTGGAGAAGATACGAAACCCTGTGAGCAAGTGCGTAATGCATGATGACGCCACAAATGCGGCAGAACTAATAGAACTATGGAAAGGGCTCGCTACAAGGCTCCACAATGCGATTGTGGACGATTCTACGGGCACCGTCATTGGGGAGTACGCAATGGCACTGCATGAGGAGTCGAGAATCATCAACTCACTGAGCTGGCAAGGAACCAAAAAAGACTAAATATGACAAATCAAATCCCAAATAGAAAGCCAATCAAACAGGGCAGCCAGGCCTATGTTGTCATGTGTTATGCAAAGATGAAAAAAGGCTGGTTCACTCGTGCTGATTACCGGAGCTTCCAACTCAACAGGAAGGACTACATCAATCATGTTGAGGAGTCTTTCAAGCATCTGGCAAGAAGCGGCTGTCTGGAAGAGACAGGGTCAAAAGGACAAGAGAAATACAGAATCACGCTCTATGGACAGCACGTTCTCCAGCTCACAGGACAAACAAGAAAGAAACAAGAACACGACGCCATGAACGCCAGAATGACAGCAAATGGATACAAGTCAAAATCGCTTGCTGAGTTCAGAGTTCTGGATAAATTAAAACGAAACGGCGGGGACTTGTAATCTAGGCGACGGGTTTCCCCGCGATTTTTTTATTTTTGGCCCTCTATTGGATAAATTTAAACAGCAATAGCAAGCTGTTATATATTTTGTAGCTACCACGCATAACGAAACTGAGAAAAACGGCGCGCCAACTTTCAGTTAAATTTATCCTGGTTTGCCACGTCTTCTGTTATATTTACACCTAGAGGAACAACACAATGGCACTTATGGACACAGAGAGAATCAAAGCTCTCCATCTACAAAAGAAACAAACTCTTACACTCACACTGCAAGAGCTCTCCTTTTACACCGAAACTCAGTACAAGACTTTCGATAACTGGATTAAAGAAGGGTTTATCCCCCCCGCCTACATACAGACAGGTGTCTCAGGCTATGACAGAAGCTTCACCTATGAAGGATGCTTCATTGTTCTACTCCTTGGACAGTTAGAAGAAGCCGGTTTTGGGACTCAAAAAATGAGAGAACTCATGCGGACGTTTCTCAATTTGATGGAAGAGCCATATGGCTACATAGCTACAAACATCACAAAGCCTGAAGACATCATTCATGTTGACGGAAACTACGCAGAGCTATCTGCAGCACTCAGAGAACACTTCAGGTATGGCGACTCATCACCGATGACCATATACGACCTCAACAAGCTGCATATCAAACTATTAGACATTGCATTCGATGCTGAGATGCGCTGGGAAGTCAAGACAGCGGTCATGCACTTAGGCGAGAAGGCGGACTGGACGAACATAGGAGAGCTTGTGACGCCGATAGACGACATGGAGGCCTACCAGGCAGCAAAAGGCAAGAAGAAGACCTCTAAGAGCCGCTTTAGATAAATCTAGTTGAAATACGGTGAAGTGAAAAATTTGGAATACGGGTGCCCACCAAGGGCGAACAGGTGTTCGAAGAGCCCCGCCTACCACTCTGGAAGGCGTTTTGTAAATCTGATATCGCATACGCTATGCTTACCGTAACTACTACACAAGGGGGCATTATGGTATACAACGCAAACGACTTTGGTGACATAGCAAAAATTGCTAGCGACCTAATCACGGCGATACACAACACAACACGCAGTGGTGACAGCAATTCACAAACATTGCCTGATGGGTTGCGTGGGTTGCTCAACTCGCAAGGTTCGTTAGTCGCCGACTTAGTGAAGTTGGCAGAGTGGTGTGACGATATTTATTACGCACACGCAGTCGCTAGTACGAAGTAAAGCGACAACGACAATGGCACGAATACGCAACATAGTTCACCTAAGCGATACGCCACTGAAAGCAATTGACTTAGTTCGCTTATTCCCTGACGCAATTTACAACGCAAGCCGTAACGCATACAGCATAGGCAACACGCTATTCGTTATGCCTAAGTTCACGCTTGACAGCAGTGACTACGCAGTGGATAGCAACGATACGCAAGGCAATGACTAATGAGTGGTGAGACAGTGCTTGAGTTATTCTGCCTAGCAAGTATCGCCCTTATCTATTTCGCACTGAAGTTGAGAGAGTATGACTAACGCAAGGCACACGGGTAGCATACGGGTAACACCTACCTACTTACCTACCTACTTACTTACTCGCTTACCTACCTACTCGCTTACCTCGTTGCTTACTCTTACCTACTTGCTTACCCCATTTAGTAATTCTGATATCACCTACCCTACGCTTACACTATGACTATTGAGAAAGATAGACGCAGGTACGCAGTGGTTGAGTGTCCCTCTTATGGTGACGCTTGGAGTATGTGTCGCTATGACTTACCTAGTCACTACGAACACCGTTCTACCCTCGTAGGCTGTATGAGGTTTATCGCATACAACGCCTATGACGCATTTGACTATGTAGTAGTTCGCTTACACCTTGACGATACCTTTAGCGAAGCCGACATAGTGTGGACGCCTTGTGACTACGACAGTGATGACTTTGTATCGCACTATCGCCGTAAGCGTGGAGAGTACGCACTATGAGCAACGCAGTGAAGTGTGACGCTTGTGATGAAGTCAAGCTCGTAAGTCACCCGACAGCAACAACACTAGACAGTGGTTGGTGCTTACCCTATGAAGCATTTGGTTTCTATGGTGGTTTCACCGACAACCTTGAGTTTCTAATGTCTGATAGTGAACCTAAGTCGTGGAATATCTGCCACGCTTGTATCGTCAAGTTACTAGAGACATTCCCACTACTAGCGAAGTCGCTAGAGAAAGGCGCACACCCTAGCCCCTATGAGCAAAAGCCTTGTTGCGATTACGCTTGGAGTTTCACCAATGAGGGAGAGACAGTGTTCGCCAGTGGTGGTGAGTGGATAAGCGAAAAAAAGTGAAAAAATTCCAATGCCTACGGGTAGCCTTACGGGTAGCCCATACCGAGAGAGAGTTACTATGAAGCAAGCACGAACCTTTATCGCATTAGCCCTAGCCCTATCGCTATCGCTACCCCTTGTCACTATCACCGAAGCGAGAGCAAGTGAGTGTAGTGAGCCGAGAGAAGCACCCTCGTCACAGCAACCGACAGTCATAACGATTATTGACACCGAGATAGGCACTGAAGCATTTGAGAGATTAGTTACCTATTCCAATGGTGGTCATAGCGCACTAGGTAAGGCGATAGCGAAAGCGCACCAATGGTTCGCAGTGTGCGAATATGTCGGAGTTGGTATTGGTCACGGTTCAGGTGGCAACGGCTATCGCCCTAACTTTATGCTCGCCCTATGGCGTGACGGAATAGATACCGCCCTCGCTCGTAGTGCCGTCTATCAGTTGGTTGGTGCTAGTAGTAATCCAGTAGTCACCAATGGCGACTGTTCAGTTAGTTGTAATGAAGCCGTGAGCGAAGCACCTACGACCACGACTACGACTACGACTACCCTCGCCCCTACGACTACGACAACGACTATCGCACCCACGACTACGACAGTCCCTGTATCCGAGACAGCCGAAGCAGTAGCAGACAGTGAGCCAGTGACAGTGGTTGAGAGTGAGCCAGTGATTACCGAAGCACCTACGACAACGACAACAACGACAGTGCTAGTGGTTGAGAGTGCTAGAGCGATTACCGTGACAGTGCTACCCACGCCAAACAAATCAGTGACAGTGAGCAAGCGCACCGCCCCAAAGAAGCAAGTCACTAAGAAGTCACCAAAGAAGCGCACCGTCACTAAGTAATCCACCTGCCATTACCGAACAGCAAGCTCGAAGCCCCGGCATAGGTAGTGGCAACACACTCACCCTGCCACCTACTAATCCCTATGAGGTTGGCGCAGTGCCTACGGGTAGCCCTACGGGTATAACCCAATGCCCATAAGGCTCGGAAATCCTTGACCTTTGTCACAAACTACCCTAGTGTAATTAGTACCTACTGAAAGGGGCAGACAATGAACAACCACTACACAAACCGACCAAGCAAGCGTGACCTGATTACACTCCCACTCGTATTCCTCGTGACGATTATCGCAATGATTATCTCAATGCGAGGCGACGAAAATTATCGTTGCGATATTGACCGAGTAATCGTTCAGGAAGGCGATACCCTAAGTGGCTTAGCAGTCAAGTGGTGTCACGGCAACACACTGAAAGCGACTGATGACCTAGTGGCGAAGTACGGACAAGTAATCCGAGTGTCTCAAGAAGTGAGGTTTGACAAGTGAACACAGAAGCGCAGATTAGTTACGAAGTAGCGAGAGACGGCGCAGTGCTTGAGAGTTTCGGCACTTACTACGAAGCCGTTGCTTATCTACACAAGGCACAGCCCCACTCAATAAGTTGGGCAACCGAACACGAAGGCTACACGATTACCGAGAAGGTACTAAGTGACGGCAAGTGGCGTGACCTCGCAGGCGTTATGCACCAATATCTAGTAGACGGCGCACCTGATGAAGCACTGAAAGCATACGCAGAGTTCGTAGACGACAAGAGGCAGTGAAAAGCCGGGGCTTATAGCCACCACGCCACCTATACAACCACACAAACACGGCACAAGTCGTATTTCTGTGAAGTTCGCAAGTGCCTACGGGTGTCGTACGGGTGACTTGACAAGTACTATGACTATCCCTATACTTAGGTAGGTAAGTTACTACTAACAAAGGGGAAGCAAGTGATAGAAATAATCGCAGTACTCGTACTACTAACAATGACAGCAGTCGTATCGTTCGGCTTAGGTAGTGCCGTTGGATACAAGGCAGGTAGAAAGGTGACGCAGTTTCAGACCGTCAAGCGAGGCGCTGAAATTGTCGCACCATATGCTCGCCAGTTATTTGGTCAGTTCGCTACGCCAGTCACTAAGTCAAGTGATGACTGGCTAACCAACGAATACAACTAACAAAACGAAAGCGAAGGGGGTAGGTGTCACAGCCTGCCCCCCTTTTTGTTATGTCGAGATAGCCCCGGCATACACTGTGAGGCAGGGGGCGAGTGTATGCTTGCCTTTAGATAAATCTAACTAGAAGTAACAGCGAGAGGCACGAAGTTATGGCGCATATGCTAGAAGTAGACACTAAGGGCGTAGCGAAAATGGCTTACGCAGACCGTGAAGTCCCGTGGCATAGGCTTGGAGTGCCTATGAAGGGGCTACAAACAGCAGAGGCAATGCTTCAGGCGGCGCAAGCAGACTTTGATGTCGTCACTACTAAAGTCGCAGTCGTAGACGCAGAGGGCAACCTAATCAGAAATCCTGATAATACGCCAGTCGTTATTGAGGACAGTCGGGCAACCGTGAGAGTGAACCCCGACGGCACTTTTGACGGACTTGCTACGGTTGGCACTCGCTATGTCGTACAGCAAAACCGTGAGTGCTTGGAGTATGCCCTCGCAATAGTCGGGGCTTCTAAGGGCGACGCAGTAGTAGATACTTGTGGCGTACTTGACGAAGGTAGAGAGTTCTTTAGTTCGCTTGACTTGGGGCAACTCGTCATAGACCCTACGGGTATCAACGACAAGATAGACCGTTACTTGCTAGTTCGCAACGGACACGACGGTAAGACGGCTATCACCTTTGCCAATACCTCAATTCGTGCGGTGTGTAAAAACACGGTAATCGCAGGGCAGTCGTCGGCTCGTCGGGTATTCACGGCACGACACACTCGTAACGCTGATAATGCTATTGAGGAAGCGCAAAAAGTCCTAGAAATATCAACGGAGTGGGCGAAGTCATTCCAACTTACGGCTAATCGCTTGCTTGCTATCAACGTTCCACCACGAAGTGCGCAACTCGCAACGATACTTGACAAGGTATTCCCGAACGAAATGAACGGTACGGAGAGACAAAAGAAAAACCGTGACGGGGTAGTGGCATTAGTTCGTGGCGTGTATGACAACGAACGCAACGCAGGTGGCTACGGGTATAACGGGTGGAGTGCTTACAACGCTATTGCTGAATACCTTGACCATTATCGTGACGCAAAAGCAGATGAACGGGCGCTTGCCTCAATGAACAACAACTCGTGGGTGACACAAAAGAAAGTGTTAGCGCAAGAAGTTATTCTGTCTTTGGCTTGACAGTTGCCACAAGTATCATTGATTACTAGAGCCCCGGCGCAACGGAAGGCAGGCTAATGGAAGACGACTTTGAGTTTGACAGTGAAGACGGTGATATTCCGTCAAAAGAAGAACTCGCCGTATGGCTGAGTGAGTTTATGACGCACACTGCCGAAGCCGAGACTATGTATCGTGCGCATTTTTGTGACTTAGTGACTAATCGTGTCTATAACGAGTTTGGATTTGAGGGTCTTTGCGAACTGTTGCTTAGCATTGACAAGCGGGGCCATTGGATTACCGACATAATGATAGAAAACAACGATATTGACGACATCTTGTTCAGAAAGTACGGCGTGTTTGACAGCGACAGCATAAAGAAAGCACGAAACACTGACGCAATGGCTGAAATGAACCAAAAAGTATGGAAACTGCGCAGAAAGTACGCAAAACTAATTGCTGACGAACTTATGGGCAGAGTTCCAACCAAAGAAACCGAGTAAGCCCCGCCACACGCGCAGGCGAGGGACAAGGGTTGCCAGCCCCAGCCCCTGCCTCTGTGGGTTACTCGCCCCACGAGTGGTTGTGGTGAAACCAAGCGATTTGCGCCTCGCTTGACAAGCCACCACCAGCGACGTAACTCATAATGAATTCCGCCCGCTGTTCCTCCTCGCAAAGGCTTCGCTGTAACTCAAAGAATTCCTCCTCTGAAGCGAAACCCTCCTCTTGCCACTGTTCCATTTTGCTCACCCCCTTTCATTGGGCTCGTTTGCCTTACGGCAACGTAAGCCTAGTAAGCCCGATATCAGATTTACAGAACGGAAGCGAGTGCGGGGCTTATCGATATCGGTTGAGTAAGTCAAGTACCAACTGCGTAGCGTTGCCACCTTCAGCGAACTCTCCACCCTCAACTGAAGCGTTCACTACCTTGCGCTTCTTTTCTATGAGCGCATAGATTTCCTCGTCAATAGTCCCGTCAACGAGCATATAAGTAGTCGTAACGCTTCCTGTCTGCCCAATTCGGTGAAGGCGTGAGTAAGTTTGGTCTAGGTCTGCTGGCGTGTATGGCAGTTCTACAAAGAGTATGTCTTGCGAGGCTGTAAGCGTGTGACCAGTTTTCGCTGCCTGAATAGATAACACAATAACTGGCGCAGTCTCTACGGGTTCGTTCTGAAATCGTGCTTTTTGTGCTTCCACTTCCTCAACCGACATACCACCCTGAATACGAAGGTTGCCGAACTTTCGTGCGAGTTCATCTACCACGTCTCTATGGTGCGCTGCGATTACCACTTTCTTTCCGTCGTCAATGCGGGACTGTACCCACTCCTCAACCATTGGCATTTTGGCTTTCGCAGCGAGCCGTCTAAGTACCGAGAGTTTTACTAGATGTTCGTTGCTTTCTGCTTTTATTCTCGCAATAACCGAAGCCGAGTACGGGCTTTCCCCGAGTTCTATCGCTATCTCTTTTGCTCTATCGGTTATGTACTTTATTATGTCTTTTTCTGCCTTCCGATACTCCTTGAGCCCCGCATCAGTCCCCTCTACTACAAGGGTGCTGTGTATCACGGGTGGCAGTTCAGTAAGCACTTGCGACTTGGTTCGTCTGATATAGCAAGTACCACGAAGCCTGTCGTTGAGTTCGTCAAGGTGCGAGTGACCGCTGATATTCCATTGACCAAACCTGTCTTGGAAGGCTGAACAATACCGTCTATAAAATCCCCACAAGCCACCAAACTCTTTTAGTTTTCCGATTATGTCTAATTGGCTGGCGTACTCCGCTGGTCTATTGGTTACGGGTGTTCCAGTAAGACATAGGACTATCCCGTGTTTAGGGGCACTCTTTGCCATTTTTATAGCCGACTTAGTTCGCTGTGCCGTTGGGCTTTTGGCGTAGTGGCTCTCGTCAAACACATAAGAGTTATGCGCAAGTAGTTGCTTTTCCCAGTGAGAAATATTTGAGTATCCGACAACGAGCACATCATATGAACGGGGCTCTGGTATCTCTCTACGGTTGGTTACAACGGCAACTCGTCTATCAGGCAACCACCTATTCCACTCCGACTTCCAGTTCAGTACAAGTGAAGGGGGGCAGACGATTACTGCTGGGTACACTTCGCTATCTTTTGACGAATATTCCAGTGTCGCTATCGCTTGTATCGTCTTTCCAAGTCCCATTTCGTCTGCGATAAAACTTCTACGGGCTTTAGACGCATACTCCACGCCTGCTCTTTGGTAAGGCAGTAGCGTTCCTTGTAGTGAAGGCACTTCTATATCAGCGTCGGTTGAGCGTGAGGCTTCCTTTAGTTCATCTAACTTCTTAGTCATTGAGGCAGATACTCCGTGTACTTCGGGCGACACAAGTACTCCAAATGAGTTAGCCCACGCTATTGCTTCGGCTGTTGAGGTAAGTGGCGCTCTCCACGCCATCTCTTTGTTATCCCAAGTTACCCCTGCTATTTGCTTTACTGCTTTGAGTACAACCTTGTCATAGGGGAATTGGATATAAGTCCAGTCACCTTTGAGATACACACCTTTTCGTGACGCTCTCTTTGGGGCAGTGAACCTAAGTACTTCGTCTGTTATCTCAAAATCGTGCTTTATCGCAAAGGCTCGCACCTCGTCAATTGAGGCTACGGGTGCTTTCCACAGTTTGTCCACCTTGTCCCAGCTAGCCCCGGCTATTGACTTGACTTCGGCAACTTGTGCTGGGTCATACGGGAAGTCAAGGGCTAGTAAATCGTGGTCAAGATAAAGTCTCACTGGCTCATCATACTTGCTATGCTTGGCGTTATGGAAATAGAAGCCTCGTTAGAACAAGCAATGAAGTCGGTAATGAATTCGGTTGAGGAAATAAACAAGAAACTTGACGCAGTTCAGGTGGCACTCAACAACCTTGACGCTCGGGTTGCCGTCACGAACAATACGGCTGGCAAGACGCTTGGAGAAATGAACCCAACAATTGGCGCAATGAGGCTTGGCTAGAACAAACTGTCCTGCTGGAAGTTCGGGTCAAGACTACAAAAACTGTGACGATAGCGATACAGTTCGGTCTCAACGGCGTGAACTGTCTTACCGCTACTCTTTAGCCAAACGGTTGCCAACCTAAGAGAACTCGCTGCGCTTGGGTCAATTCCATTTTGGCAAACAATACAGGTATAAAGCGGGGGCATACTCATACCGAGATGTTAGCGGGGCTCAGCTCGAAACGCAAGGTGTATTCTTGTTGTATGGCAGACGAAGAAAAAAAGAAGAAAAAAGAGGCTGAACCAAAGCCTTCACGGGTTATTCAGAAACCTCGCCGTTCGTCTTGCTGTCCTATTCGCTAGACCAAAGTCTTTCTACAAACTCGTGGACTTTAGGTGGGCAATTATCCCTATGAAACGGGTCAAGCAACGAACCATTTAGTTTCTCTGCTATGCGGGGCTTTATCTCCCAAAGGTGGTTCATATACATTTGCCCGTATCGCAAGTCTCCACCTGCTACAAGTTGTCGCTCGTAGTAAATAGAAATCGTGGCGAGGAAATCGTTATAAGTTCCCATATCTTTCTTTCATAGTAACAACTCTCCGTGACAAGTGAGGTGGTACTGACAACATAAATCCTGCGCTGTATCTTTCCATTTCTGTTTCTCCGCCCCAAATACCAAACACTTCGCCATTACTACGGGCGTAATCACGGCAAATAGTCGCCTGTGAACAAGTAGCGCAAACTTTTTTGGCTTTTTCTTCACGGCGCAATCGTGCTTCAGGTCTTTCGGCGTACTTGCCATAAAACAAATCCTGCCTGCCAGTACAAGGCAAATCGCCACTCGGTGGTGCGCTCACTCTTACTGCTACTGCTGTCATTTTTCTCCGATAGTAAATTAGTGGATAAACGGCATAACGATTATTGGTGTCTGTTCGCCAACCCAAGCACCTATGACATTGTAGTCCACATACTCAACGGCTTCCTCAAAATCCATACCGTCTCGCTCAACACAAACCTTGATTATTGCGTCATAGTCGTAGACGGCAAGTAGTGGTTCGTTGATACGGCGTGACCAACCGATAAAGGCTTCGTCAAACCCGTCCATAAGCAAGGTAGTTTCGTCACCTGCCTCAAGTGCTTCCTGTATTTCTTGCCGAGTGGGCGCTTTAGCCCCGCTCTCCCAGCCTCGCTGTTCGCCAATTGCTTTCCAATCTTCGTATTCTTTTCCAACAAATACATCATTGAATGGCTTTTTCGGTGTGTCGCTCATTTCTTCATCATACGGAAGAAATCTTCCATTGCCTCGTCTTCACCGCATTGCGAACAAATTTCTGTTTTGTTGTCTTTCCGTGAGATAGCACCTGGATATAAACCTGGCGTGTGCCCGTTAGGAATAAAGCCACTACAAGTAGGGCAGATAATGTTCTTGCTCATTGTCCCTCGCAATCGTGACCGTGAAAAAACTCATTTGCCTGTTCCTCGTCAAGCAAGTCAAATACTCGCTCGCACTCTTGGCACTTGGCTTTTGTGTGTGATGATACTTTCATTTCTTTCCCCTTTTCTCGTGGATAAGTAAAGCATATAGTCCCCAATATCAGATTTACAAATCCATAAAGGCTCGAAATAGCCCCGCACGGGTATCCTGTAATTCTGATATCGGCTCGGATATGATTTAGTTACCTACTGAAAGGGAGAGCAATGAACGAACAAACCTACCGAACAGCAAAGACAGTGCTTATCACTATCGCAATAACACTTGCGTCAGTATTCGCATTTGGATACTTGGACAGACTGAATACAAAAGACAGCGAGTTCTTTTGTGACGGAACACCAGTCACTATCAAAGAGGGCGACACGCTTTACTGGATAGCCCGAACAAACTGCGAGGGCAACACTATGGAAGTAGTGGACAGGCTCGTGAAGTTGTACGGAACAAACCTCGCTATCGGCGACACAATTTACCTACCAACACACAACACTTGTGAGTTGCGCATAACTGATGGTGGTCAAGTTATGGAAGAGTGCGCATAACATCCACCGGGGCTATAAGTGGATTTGTAAATCTGATATCCGTTGCCCTAAGTTATTACTAACAACAACAAGCCCTTAGAAAGGGGATAAGTAATGAAACACGAAACACGAAAGAAAGCGTCAAACATTGGAGCAGTAGTCGGAGCGTTAGCGGCTTCGGCTGGGAGCATAAACACAACATCACCATATGTCTTTTTGGATATGGCGATTGGTGGAGCGTTATGGTTCGGAATGGTTTATGGAGTTTGCTCGCTCATTATCAAAGTCAAGGGGGCGAAGTAATGAAAGCAGTAAAGACAGTATTACTAGGGGCGATACTCGTAATGAGTATTTCGTCTTGTGGCAACAGTGAGCCCGTAGCAGTGGAAACAACCATTGCGACAACTACAACAATTAGTTATGGCAAAGACTGCAATAAGGTTGTTGCTGAAAAAATCTCACTACTCGCAGACGATGTAGAAGCGTCGTGGGAAAACGCAACAGACAACGGAGGAATACCAAGTCGGTCTGAATATGAGGCGAAGGTGAGTGCCTTACGAGACCTTCGCTCGTATGTGAGAACACTTGACATACCAACCGTGTCTTTTGAGCAAAGTGTTTTTGTAAATGTCATAGATGAATATCTAGACGCTTACAACGCTTATTGGGAATCAGAAAGGCGTGACCTATCGGTGAACAATTACATAACCGATGTGAATGACGCGGCAAGTGATTTCTATCGTGCTTTTTGGGAAGTATGCCCAATGAGGAGTGCGTAATGAATAAGCCCGACTGGATTATTGGACTTGGTTCAGTAAGCGCACTAATCGGTGCTTGGTTCTGGCAGAAAGAGAACGCCTACGCCTCTCTCACGGGTAACGAACTCGCCTCTATCCTTCAGTGGGTAGGAGTAAGTCAAGTGTTAGTCGGAGTTGCCGTAGTACTAATCGGCTTGGAGATGAGGGGCAAGAAGTGAACTCACAAGAGAAACTTTTTGTGGATTTTTGGAGTTTAGTGATAGAGGAACTACGGGGCTCCCCGTCATACGAGGACTTGACTGAACTCACTCACGAAACTCAAGTAGAATTATTCGGCTTCTGTTCTTGCGAGGACAATGAAGGAAACCCCAACCCATACGAGGACTGCCCACAATGAACGAAAAAGAAATAATCACACTTCTTGATAAGGCGCTAGTCAATATCTCTAGCCGTGAACTCGTAGCCTCAAGCGAAATGCAGGACTTGCTTCTTGACATACGACTTCACTTGATGACAGCAGAGAGCGCGTCTGTAACCGCGACTGCGGGGCTCGAGGGTATTTTGTAAATCTGATATCGCTTGTTGTACGATTTATTTATCCAACTGAAAGGGGATAGCAATGGAAACAACAAGGGTAAAAGTAAGCGACCTAGAAGTCGGCGACCAAATACTGGTTGGCTATATCACCAACACGGTGACTGGCGAGACTGAAGCTCGCCTGTTCGGAAAGAACACCACACGCCGTGAGCGACAGGCGTGGGGATACGCAACGGGAACAATTTCAAAGATTGCACCTGAGAATAAAAAGTGGAGCAACGCAGGAAAGTTCCTAGTGCTCACCATTGACGGAGTGCCTAGCACTCACTCATTCACCAAGTGGACGAAGGCCTCGGTAGTCGTCTACTAAATCCTGACCGGGGAGACTTCACCACCGAGTCTCCCCGGTTGCGTTTTCACTTTATGAATTATTCAGTCAACGATATTCATTGCTGAAAGCCCCGGCATAAATTCTTTACACGAAGGTGCAGCGGGGCTGGGCAAACACATGTTCGCTTTTGTAAATCTGATATCGCTTGCTGTAATGTAATCAGTAACAACAACAAGCCTTACGAAAGGGGCACGAAATGGAAACAGACAACACACTCAGTCTTACAGAATGCGCAGACGAAATCCTGTCACTCATCAAGACACGGGAAGAAATCCTAGAGATTTACAAAAAGGACAAAATTGAAAATCATTACCTCTACATGGTAACGATTAGTCTGCAAATCGCCATCAAGAACCTCGCTGACCGAGTGCAGTCCGCAACCCGATAACGGAGAGAGAGTGGGTGCGAAAGCGCCTGCTCTTTTTTCTTAGCTAGCCCCGGCATAGTAATAAAAAATCCGGCAGCGGGGCTATGTAAAAAATTCCAATTTTTGTAAATCTGATATCGCGTACTGTAAAGTTTATTTTGTAAACGAGTTCCACGAAAGGGGACACAATGGAAACCAAGGAAAGAATAAAGCCAGTAGTCGGAAACGGCGCACACGTAAGCAACGGAGTGGACACTCACTCAGTAACGATTGTTTTCGTCAGTGAAAACGGCAAGAAGATTATCGTTCAGCAAGACGATGTCAAGCCAGCCGAAGGTGCGAAGCCTTACAGCAACGACTGGGAAATTACACCAAACCCAAACAACCCAACCGCTTGCTTTACACTCCGCAAAAACGGAAGGTGGGTTCAGATTGGTGATTCGTTGGATAGTTGGGCTGTGCTTCACCTGAGCGGTCGCAGGTACTACTACTCCTACGAGTTCTAAACCCGAGGGGGTGTGACAGGGAATAAAAACCTTGTTACACCCCCAAAATTTTCCATGAGCCCCGGCGCTCGCGCCTGATAGCCGGGACTCCGGGTCGCGCACGAACACATGTTCGCCCGGGCTGGCCTGTTCGCCCGTTTTGTAAATCTGATATCGCGTGTTGTAATGTTTGGAGCACGGAAGCAAGGCCAACTGAAAGGGGCACAAAATGAAAGCAGAATTCAACCCGTGGGATGACGGGGAGTACACACTGGACGGGCACCTCGTACAAGAGGACGACCTTGCGTGGTACGCAGAGAACGAGGCCTTCACAGACGGGTTGGATTGGGAATGAACTACACGCCACAGCTCGTAGACGCAGAGAAGCTGCGCATTGGTACATACATCAACGCTGGCGACAGCTCATACAAGGTCTACGAGGGCCATGTGATACTGGTGACAGTCGCTGGTGACGAAGTCATCGTGGACATACTGGACAAGCTCGGGGAGCACGACACTTACAGGTGCCCAACAGGCAACTCGATTTGGACGACAGGCTTCGCCGAGAACTTCCCACACGGGGGCGTCGACCTTTCGACTTGGTGAGCCCACCAGTTTCAGCCTGTTCACCCGGCTGAAATTTTTCCCGGAGCCCCGGCTATTAGACGGGCTCAGCCCGATATGCGGGGCTATATCGAAATCCTTGACATAATCACTACAAGCCTGTAATTTAGTATCACCTACAACGGAAAGAAAAAATCGTGCAAGCAGTTATGTACACACAAGGGCTAATTATTGGGTTTCTTAGTGGCGTTATCTTTACCTATATCTACGCAGTAATAAAGCGCAATAAGTAATTTTGTAAATCTGATATCTAGTCCTGTACTGTTATCTCAACGGGGAAAGTATCCCCGTAAGTTTCTCGGAAAGGGGAAATTATGAAACATACCGTTTATCAGGTTTGGTGGGCAAGCGCAGGCTGTCTCCCAGATAGCGACACGCCAGCCTTTGAGGCAGACACTCGTAAAGAGTGTGAGGCTTGGTTGGCAACTGACGAGGCTTCGGAATACTGGGAGAGTGTAGGCGACTACAACACTTACAGTTTCCAAATCCACGCAAACACAAGTTCTGGTCACTCGTGGCTAGTCCTAGAGCAAACACTCACTACTGGAAAGGTAGGCAAGTAATGAAATCAGGTAAAGGTTCTATCGTTAGCGCACAAGTAGTCCACGACCCAATGCAGGTTTATGGGGTTTCTACTACTTGGGCAGTAATGCTTCATATTCAGTCACCTACTGGAGACAGTAGCGACTTCCTACAATACTCAATGCCCTGTGTTTCTCACTCGCAGGCTTGCAGTATTGCAGACGGATACAACGAGGTATTACAGCCTCACTTAGTTGGAAGGTTTGACGAGCAAACTCACGAAATGTCAAACTAGGTTTAGTGGGTAGCAATACCTACTAATAAATAGCCACACCATTACTCCGCGTTTTACCCCTTTCAACCTGCGTTGAGTTTTGGTGTGGCTTATTTTTTTCTCAAAACAGCCCCGCCTGCCCTTCTGCTGACGAAAATTTGTATGTTACCTGTATGTCATCTGTATGTTAAATGAAAAAAACTTCTGCGGGGCTATAAATAAAAGTTGCAATTCTCTTTCGGGTGTACTAGAGTTGGTCTTGTAAGAAAAACCGAATGTTCCACGTGGAACATTCCGAGAAAAGGGGAAAGTAATGGAAGGTCAAGTAGAGGTGCGGAAAGCAGGAGCGAAGGCTCTTGATGAAATCAGGGAAGCGGTACTCGAACTACTCGAGATACTCGACAGCCAACCCGAGGACGAGACAATCGAGGAAGCAGTGCTAGGGAAACTCGGCTACATCGTCAGTGATTACAAGGGAAGTTACTGGTACGGCAGTGCCGACGGCTGGGAGCGAGCGCTCAAAGAACCAAACAAAGAGCCGTTTAACTCGGCTAACTGGTGAACGAGAAGGTCGAGTGGTGGGTCGGGCTCTTGGCGGTTAAGACCGCCGAGGCTCGAGCCCACGCCGAGCGAGAGTTCAGGTCGGCAGAGAAGCAGCAGATTTTCATGGACGCTTTTCATTGGGCGATGCTCAATGCTCGAGCCGAAGTGTTTGACAAAATCCAAATCGACTGAAAGTGTCGGGTAGCCAAATCGGTTGCCCGACATTTTAGTTTTATAGCCCCGCCTACGGCTGCAAACATATGTTCGCCCCAAGACGGGGCTAAAAAGTGAAGTTGTAAATCTGATATCAGGTGTACTAGAGTTGGTCTTGTAAGGAAATGTTCCACGTGGAACATTCGAACAAAGGGGAAAGACATAGACGAAATACTGGAAGAAGAAAAGGTAAAGAGTGTTGGGGAAATCGCCCAAGAACTTAGGACCTTGCTCGATGAGATGACTGAAATGCTCAGGAATCTCGAGAGCGAAGAAGGAGAGGGAGCCATCTACATGTTGGATGACGCGCTGTACGAAATGAAGAACACTGTTGGTGAGAAGTATCACTACGGCGGTGGCACTGGCTGGATTTACGAGTTGTACAAACTCCAGCGCCAGTAAGCGCCAGTAAAACCCTCCGAGAAGTCGGGCAGCCAGTAGGTTGCTCGACTTTTTTGGCTTTATAGCCCCGCCACTCCAACACCCAAGACAGTTGGTATGCGGGGCTCAAACCACGCTCCTGAAGGCGCAGGGGTGGCCAGTCGTGAATTGTAAATTTGATATCGCATACCGTAAAGTGTTTACTGTTGGTGGGACTGAAGAGTGTCCTATAACGCTAATCGGGGGATGGAAATGTCCCCCGACAGGCTCCCACCAACTTCACTACTACTAGTCCTGAAGGGGGCAAATAATGGGTAATCAGTTAGCAAGCGAACTAGCCGACAACGACATGGGCCTATCACTGGATACAGCCCTAGCAATCCACCTGCGGAGTAATCACTACCCGCCAGTGCCATTGTCAATGGTGCCAGTGTGCATTCAAGCAATTGACAGTTACAACGCAGACTTCAGTGGGGATGAACTCATTGAATTGCCTGAAGGTGTGTCGTGGAAGGGTAAGACGAGTGCGCCTGCATGGGCAATCATTGAATCTCACCACCTTGGCGCATGGTGTGACGACATTGAGGATTACGACCTTCGCTACGAGGAATAATCAGCGAAGCAAGTTCAACCGATTAGGTGGCGTGGGGAAACCTGCGTCACTTATTTGGCCAGGAGCCCCGCCTCATTAGAGGTATTGCTTTCTCCTAATGCCGGGGCTTATTGTTCAATTTGGAAATCTGATATCTAGTTTGATAAGGTCATATCACTATGAATAACCAAACACACCAACAATGCCGAGAATACGACACCAATGCCGATAGCGCAGATATGTGCGGTGGCACTGTGCGCCAGTATGAGAGTGGCGTTATTACCGTTTCATTGTGCGATTATCACTTCGCAGACCTTCAGGACAGAATGTATTCAGGGAGCATGCGGTAGGAGTTGTGCCGGGGCTTATTTGCGCCCTTGCTGTTTTGTAAATCTGATATCGGGTTTACTAAGGTGCTACTGCGTTCGAGAACCGCTCGAACCACACTTCTTTGAAAGGGGGTGAATATGAAAAAGAGCATTCTTCAGTTCCACGATGGACAGATGATTCGTCAGCGTGTGGTTTACACACACCTGATTCTGTCCTTTGTGCGTGACTTGGAGCGCTGTGGCATTGACATGGCGACCGTCATCGCAACAAATCGCTTCGCTGCGGACTACCCACTTGGATACCTCAACTATGAGTATCCACTGGTAGGACACCGCACCCGAGGCATTTGGGAAGGTGGAACCATCACTGTCTAACAAACGGAGCCGAGTGGGGCTTGGCAACAGAACCCACTTCTAGTAATGGGTGCGCAGCGCAATCTATTTGCCGCTATGAAAGCCCCGCTGTACAACCTGTCGCAAAGCTAGCGGGGCTATGTATTTTTGTAAATCTGATATCGGTTCCTGTAAGGTACTACTACTCAACGAAAGGGGTGCTTATGAAAGACGAGGGTTCGCAGGTGGCGTACCGTGACAATCACGGGAACATCATCAGTGGAGTGGTTGTTGGTTACGACAATCACCTGCGTTACTTGGTTCGTGTAAGTGGTTCAGGAAAGTTTGACCCACTCGCAATCGTTCCCGAAAGTAATTTAGTTCACTAATCAAATTGTTTTGTAAATCTGATATCTATTCCTGTAATCTCTAATCAACTACTACGAAAGAGGGAAAAAATGAAAGCAGTACTCGTGAAAACAAGCGGTGAAGTAACCGCTATTGACATTCCACGTGACGGTGCGCATACCGTCATTCACGAATTAGTTGGTGGCTGGTTTGACTGTGTGAACGATTGGGAAATGGGCGTTACTGCCTACGTACATGACGAAGGCTTGCTCATTGACCTGCCGACAAACAACATCACGTCTTTGTTGTTCCGCAGGGTTCTCGCTGGTGACGCTGTGCTGGTCGGTATCGCTGACGATGAAGGCTATGACACTGACGTTCCGAGCGACTTCATGACAGAACACTTTGCCAACATGGCTCTAGAGGCTTCACATGACTTGGAGTTGGGCACCATGATAAACAACAGCAGAGAGAGCATGGACTTGACGCCAGTGGTCACGGAGTGGAGAGACTGACACTCGATAAAAATTAGGCAGGGGGCTTCGAGCTCTCTGCCATTTTTTATGAATAAGCCCCGCCGTGCGGGCTGACCCACCGGGGCTCACCGAACATATGTTCGCCCAACCAGCCGAAAAAAGTTGGTGCGCTAGCAGGTGTGAGAGGGCTTGTCAAGTATCGGTGTTTAGATGACGGTGGCGGAAAGCACTTTGTAAATCTGATATCGGGTGTTGTAATGTCGTTACTGCCCCAATCAACTACTACGAAAGGCAGGGCATAATGAGTAAGTCAATATCCGTCAAGGTGAAGGTGGGTACTCTCATCTCATCACTAGAGAAAGCATTGGTAGAGCGCCAACAGCGTTTCGCCAATCAAGAAAAAGAGGAAGCCCGTTTTGAGAAGGAAAAGGAAGCCTACAACTTGGCTATCCTCAAACTCGTCAAGAGCAAGGGCGTGATAACTGACGCAAGCCGTCAGCGTTGGTATTCCAGCAACTCCAAGAGCAAGACGGTGGAGTTCAGCGTCACTATGGAGTTGCCAAAGTCAGCACTCCCAACCGAACCTACACAGGTTGATACATACCCTGAACACAGGTACGAGCGCGAGACTGACGAAATCAAGCAGGCAATCCGTGTCCTCAAGATGACTGACCAAGAGTATGTGAGCGCATCTACTCTCAAGTCGGTGTCGGAGTACCTCTAGTCACAACTGGCTACCGAAAAGGAGAGAGGGGTGGGGAAACCTGCCCCTCTTTTTTTTCGTGCGCCCAAAAGCCCCGCAAACCAACCAAACAAAGGCAAAGACGGGGCTCTGTACTTCGTCAAGCGATTTTGTAAATCTGATATCGGGTGGTATATAGTGGTACTACCTACTACAGACACCGAAGGGGGTGAACAAAATATGTCCAAGCAACTTTCTGCCGTTGCTCGTCAGTATGTGAGTGCCGTTGAGGCTCTCGCCTCTGCCGAGAAAGCCGTCGCAGTTGCGAAGGAATTGCTTTCAGAAGCGTACGCCGAAGCAGGCGTGAACTCTTGGGAAGTGAACGACAAGTGCGTACAACTTGTTGAGGCAATTCGTCGCAACTTTGATGTCGCAACACTTTCGGAACTTGTCAATGCCAAGATTTTCAGCGCAGTCACCAAGACTGCCGTTGAGGTCAAGGAGTTTGATAAGGCTCGTAAGGCTGGCGATATCAGTGAGGAAGTGGAAACTGCGTGTGTGAAGCCATCGGCTTACACTCGTATCGTTGTCCGTGACCTTGCTAAAGGCGCAGTAACCGAAACCGCCGAAGCGGTCTAGTCCTATCCACCTACCGAAAGAGGGTTAGAGAGAAATCTCTAGCCCTCTTTTGTTATTACCCTGAAACTTTTGCGCAAATTGTCGGCAGTGAACTCGGCGTTACTTTCCTCTACGGCTCTTATCTGTATCCAAAGGTTGTACAACTCGATATCGAACTCGGCAATTCTTTTTGATAAGCCCCGGCTTCTTGCTTGCTCTAGTTCGTTCACCCAAAGAGATTAGCCCAGCGGGGCTCTCATATCGGCTACCCGTGTTTTGTAAATCTGATATCGGGCTGGCTAAGGTGAGTAGTGCTTATCTAATCAACTACTACCGAAAGGAACTACCGATGAGCGATGTACTGGATAAAGCGGAGTTTGCCGAGAGGCTTATCTCCGAGCAATTAGAGGGGGGCTTTGACCTGAAAACGGCATTGTTCTTTGCTATCAACGAAACCGATGAAGGCGTGGCTATGGTCTTGGCAGGCGAACACGGCGATGTGTACGACCTACTTGACAGCGATGACAGCCGAGCAGTAGCGAAGGTGAGCGATTATGTTGCCCTCGTCACTTGTGGTTGGGCTTCACCTATCACCGAAAGCGATGACCCTGAAAACGAGGTAGCACCTTCACAGCACCCACAGCGCAGGCGTGTACGCCTAATGGTGTTTGCTGGCAAAGACGGTTGGGCTAGCGTTATGCGCTTCTCGGACACACCTGACGAAACGATTACCGATGACGGTAATGCTCGTGGCGCACTCGCTGACGCAATAATGGGCTTGTTCTAGGGCTTTACCCCTTTCACCCCTACGAACAACCGAAGCCCTGCCTGCCGTAACTGGTGGGCAGGGCTTCCTTATGCGCGTGAAAAGCCCCGCCTCGATGCCTGACTACCTACCCAGCGGGGCTCCTAACAATTTTGTAAATCTGATATCGGCTCGTGTAGTGTCTATCTCAACTACTACGAAAGGAAATACCTTGTACCTACTAACCGACAATTCAGTGGACCTGACATTCGCTGAACTAAAACTTGGTGAAGTAATTGCCAATGACATAATTGTTTTGGCACTTACGAAAAAGAATGACCGTGAAATTGACGACTCATACGCCTCGTGGATTACCGTCTGCTATAACCCAAGCAACCCATTCCACAAGTTCGCCGTATGGACCGTTGTGGCTCGCCCTAGTGGCTGGGAGCGTTATAGCGGTGACTACTGCACCACACTGACCGAAGCCGTTGCTTGCTACTCCGAAAGAGGTGGCAAGTAATGAGCACTGCAGTAATGACTCACAAACTCTCCGTATTCGGTGAACAAACTGACCCGTTCGGCGGCATTGACGCTACCTACCAACTGGACCTATGGGAAGACGGCACTGGCAAGTTGCTAGTTCGCCTCATGAAGGACGGTAAGGCGTTCGCTACTAAGACATTCCGTGACTGCGAGACTCAACACTCCGATAGCGAGCGTTGGCTCAATGACGAAGTGCGATATCCCAATCCGTTCGCAGGCATACTGCTCAATAGGGCGTGGGAGTGAACGACATGAGCGAGGCATATATCGCAAAAATAAACGCACTACCACTAGTGCATGGAGCGGTGCATATTCGTGGTGACGGTGGTAATTGCGACTCATGCGGAATGGAGATGTCCGTGCGTTCCTTCGGGAGTGAGCCAGTCTGGGATGACGACATAGATAGTCTCGTCTGCAATACATGTTTTTACGACAGCGAAGACCGATGGGCAACTCCATTGGTGAGGGAGTGAGCTATTTTCCACCAGGAGCCCCGGCCTCAGTACGGCCCAGAATGTGCTGCGGGGCTATCCAGAAAAATAAAAAAAATCGCAAAAAATAAATAAATCGCTCTGCAAAAAAACGACTACCTACCCACCCTTATTATCTTGACGGTGGCGGAAGAGGTGGTTTGTAAATCTGATATCGGGTTCCCTATGATGGTACTTATGGAAACAGACAAGATAACAGCGCAAGAGTGGCACGACAGATACCTACAACCTTTCTATAATCTCGCCAGTGACCCAAATGCGGAACCAACCAGCGAAATGCAGGACGGCTATGCAGGGTTTGTCCTTGACGGTATTCTCGCCGTGAAAGATATTGACGGGCAAGAGGCGAACGATTGGGAGTGTGTGGAATTGGTTGAGGAACTAATCCGCTACGCAATGATTATGGACGGGAGAGTGGACAAATGAGCAACCGACTATTTGAGGAGTTCATAGGTGGCACTACTGATTGGTTCCAGTGCCTATGTGGCAACCAACCAAACTACGAGGGCTTTTACTCTTGCCTAAGGACTGGAGAGATTGTCTCGCCAACTATCTATGGAGATTGGGACGGGCAGGTTTATCTTTGCGAGAAATGTAGCCGTATCATTGACGGCGAAACTCTAAAGGTAATCGGAGTTTGTTCAGAGGAAATCGCACACAAAAACGACAACTACGATTGGAGTACTTACTAATGAATACATACCGAGTGACAGTAATGGTCACGCTTGATGTAACAGGCGTTGATGATGGAGCGGCAGCGGGGCTTGCGATAGCACAGGTGCAAGACGCAATTGGTGACAGCGGTCAGCAAGGTCGAAAAATGTGGGTAACTGGAATTGGTCGGCACTCAAATCCATTCTCTGATGAAGAAGAACTGATGATTTATGAGCAATTGTAAATCTGATATCGGGTCTGATAAGGTACTACCACCTACTAACGAAAGGCAATAACTATGGGTTACACGCATTACAACTACCGACCACGAAACAACGCTGGGTCTGCCTATATGTACGGCAAACTTGCACTAGACGCTAAGGCTATTTGCGAACACGCATACACCATTGGCATAAAACTAGGCGACTGGAGTGGAGAGAATGGAACTTCACCTCAATTCACGGAAGGCGAGTTCAGTCTCAATGGCATAGATGATATGTCTCACGAAACCTTTACTTGGAAAGCAATGCCAACTCAAGTTGAGTGGAGAAAAAATGAGCCTGAAATCTTTGATTTTTGCAAGACTGCTATGAAACCGTATGACGCTGTAGTTACGGCGATACTTATTCGGGCGAAAGAAATCTACGGCTCTTGTGTCTCTATCTCGTCAGATGGTGACTGGAGTGAGTGGCAAGACGGGCGTAACTTGTACGAGGCTGTATTCGGTGAAGTTGCTCAATGTCCATTTGATGGAGCAAGCGTATGATAGGAACGCATAAAGGTAGAAAAACAACACACGAAGAACTAGAGGTTGTTGCAGACCTTTATAGAGAAGCACTAAGCAAGCGCATTCCAGTACAGCGCTATGTTGCGCAGAGAATGAATGTTTCTATATCTACGTCTAACAAGCGGATAATGGCGTCACGAAAAGCCAATCTGTTACCGCCGCACGACGAGCACTTAGAGCAAGGAAAAATAAACCCAATTTGCGTGTTTAGGATATCGCAGAATGACTTGGAACAACTGAACCGAATAGCAATGTCAAAATGTATTGAACGAAGTTTTGCCCTACGGGAAGCGGTGCGTCAGTACATAGAAGCGAACAGCGACTAGAAGCCCGGGGCTCTAGCTCGATTTTGTAAATCTGATATTTGATACTGTAAGATTTCATTACCTACTACTACTAACAAGGAGCAAGAAAATGGGAATGGATGTCATTGGAGTAAATCCAAAGAATGAAACGGGCAGTTACTTCCGCAACAATGTGTGGTACTGGCGTCCACTGGCAGACTTTATCTGCAACAACTATGACGACATTGCTAGCGGTTGCGAGTACTGGCACTCAAACGACGGTGACGGGCTAGATGAAGCATTGGCTGAATCATTGGCTTGGTCACTCAAGATAGACCTTGAAAATGGCACGGTTGAGAAGTACGCAAAGACTTACAATGAGTGGCGTTCCTCACTTCCCCGTGAAGCGTGCCAACTCTGTGAATGCACTGGCATTCGCAATGACGAGGTAGGCGTGGAAATGGGAATGCCCACTAAAGAACTCTCTCCTGAAAATCAGATTCTTACTGGACGCACTTATGGCTGGTGTAATGCCTGTGATGGAATCGGCACTAAAGAATCGTGGCTCACTTCCTACCCGTTTGATGTGGAGAATGTCAAGCGGTTCGCAGAGTTCCTAGAGAACTGCGGTGGATTTCAAATCTGCTGACGACTAGAATTCAAACAACTACTAACAAGGAGAAATCATGCTTTATTCAACACTTCCACCGTCACTAAAACTCTTCGTGACAGAGCCAGCAGTGGACGACATTGCTAGCCAGTACGACTTCAAGATAATCCACGAGATGGAAACGTCTAAAGGAATCGTATGGACTGCAGAAATTCAAAGAAAAGGGATTACTGTTTGCCGAGTCGAAAATTATGGAGATGGCGGAGCGAATCGCTACTTTCATGACAACTTGGGTGCTTACCAATTGTTCCTTGATGACGCAATGAGGGCGTACCCTGACGCAAGCGAGCCACTGGATTCATTCGTACAACTTATAGATGTAGTGAGCGCATGATGATTAGAAAAGCACTACTCACGCTCCGATTACTGAAGGAATACCTGAAAAATGTAATTGCTAAAGAGGGAATCCTGGTTGGCATGGACGCACTAGTTCAATGGGATGATGACTCTGACACAAGGAGTTACTACCTCTCATTCAGTAAAGACCCTGTCTACCTGCAGTGGGATGACTTCGGAGTTCAGGATGATGATGTCTTCTATTACCTAGACGGAATCAAAGAGGTAGTCTCCATCATTTGGAATGACCATGAAGACGGATGGCAAATTCTCGATGGAAGTTTGGTTATAGCTCAAAGCGAATAATCATCTCGTAAAGCCCCGGTGTACAAGGCGGCCACTGAGTCACCGGGGCTATGCGAACAGGTGTTCGCTTTCATGCCGGCATGATGCCTGACCTGCGCACCGGAAAACCGTAGGTCATATACGCCTCTATTATCATGACGGTGGCGGAAGAGAGTTGTAAATCTGATATCAGGGTCGCTACAGTGGTACTCACCTACTACTAAGGAGATTCCCACATGGGCTTAGACAACATCCCACACCGATACGCCTGCGAGCGTCTTGGCACTGCTGTAAAAGTTGACATTCTTGACAAAGACGGCGTAGCCATTGTTGACGAAGAAACAGGATTATCTGAAAAGCGAATTGACTGCAGAGAAACGCAGGCACAAGGCAAATGCCCTTACCTCATCTCTGTATCAAAGACTGATTTGCAAGAAGGAAGTGTTACTGGCATGTTCGGAACAGACTGCTGGTATAGGGGTAAGTACGGCAACTTCCTCATAGAAGCACTGGAACTTCCTGATTTTGAGTATTCGTTCTATGGCGACAACGAAGATGGCACATACAAGTCACCATCATCATGCCTCGCTTTGGCAGACGACATGGAAAACCGCATGACCGAAATGGGAACCGTAACCAAAGACGGTGAGAACTTGGACAAGGAAGTCAAGTACGCCATTTGGTGGTTGCGCTGGGTTGCCAATGAATGTAACGGGTCTGACGCATGGTACTAATTTGTAAATCTGATATTTGTACCTGTATAGTTACATCACCTACTACTACAAAAGGAGAATGAAATGCCTAACTGGTGCAACCAATACGGAGAAGTTCGTGGAAGCAACAAAGAACTGAAGCGGTTCATTGAGGCTATTCGCATTGAGCAGACTGAAGAGTGGAAAGCAATTCCTGAATGGAACAGAACAGAATGGGACATGAACCAACTATTCCCAATTCCAACAGAACTGCACGAAACAGTTTCAGGATATGTTGGTGAAGAGAAGGCAGAAGAACACCGCAAGCAACAAGAGTCAAATCTCGCTAAGTACGGTCACAAGGACTGGTACGACTGGGCGAATGCTAACTGGGACACTAAATGGGGTGCTTGCCGTGTTGATTTTGACGAGGACACATTTGACGAGAACAGCAACTCAATAACGCTGTACTGGGAAAGTGCTTGGAGCCCTGCGGTTGGTCTTATGAGGAACATCTCCGAACAGTTCCCTGAACTTGTATTCGGAATGCACTTCACAGAGGAAGCAGATTTCTTTGCTGGCTACATGGTCTTTCACAAAGGAGAGATTGTTGCAGAAGGTGAACACGAAATGCAGGGACAACCTGAATACGACGACGACGACGAGAACTTTGACGAAAAGTATTCGGAATGGAAAGACGCTCTCACATTTGAGATTGCAGAAGGCATGGATACAGCCATGACCTCACAACAGATTTTCAGTGCAAACTGAAATAAACCAAATAAACACCTAACAAGGAGAAACATGAATACCGAAAAGAAAGAAGCACGGGTTAGTGCAAGACTTCGTGATTTGCGTATTGAGCGAGAACTCTCGCAAGATGCGTTGGCAAAGAAGGCGGGGCTCGAGCGCAAGACCATCAACCGGATTGAGAACGGACACTTCTCACCTAGCCTTCAGTCACTCATCTTGCTCTGCGGAGCGCTCAAGGTGAAGCCATCAGATGTTCTAGAAGGCATCTGAAATGACACGCAAAGAAATAGATGCAGATACACCTTTTTACGAAGTCAATTTTACATTCGCTTTGGATAAAGAACTGTTTGAAAGCGACGATGTTGAAAAGGATGGGGTTCACAACCTCATGACCGAAATTCACATGAAAGCTGGAGACTACCTAGATTCTCTCGGCATCACAATCATTGAAGGACAAAGTAGTGGACGCAGGCTAAAGGAAGAAACAGCACCAACATCAGATGACTGGCTCTACAATGTGAGTCAGAGCAACCCGATGCCTAAAAAATTGTAAATCTGATATCGGATACCCTAAGATGTCCTCAACTACTACTAAGGAGAAAATCATGACAAAGACACTTGTCGGAGAAAGAATCAAACTAGTCGGCACTAGCGACCCGTATACACGGATTCGCAAGGGTGACCTAGGGACCGTTACGCGTGAGCCATACGATAATGCTGGCGCTATGTGTATCGGTGTTGATTGGGACAACGGCAGTTCGCTCTCCTTGGTGGAAGGTGAGGACTCTTGGGTGTCTGTAGGCATTGCCGAGGAATGGATGACTGCGTTTGACCAGTACCTGAGTGCTGGATACAAACTGCTGGACCTTTGGCAACAACTAGACCTCAGGGACTCGCTGTTCCTGAACAACATCAACATGATTGAGTTCCCGTTCGCAATGTCGTTTGATGAGTACTTGGCTGAAATGGCTTCAATCAAGCGACACCTAGACGAGGCAGGTGACAAGTGAGCGACAATGAGAAGATGACATTTGATGTCAATCAGCATTCACGCAAGGATGTAACCGTCTTTACTAGTGGCTATGACGAGGTCAACGCCAAGTTCATAAACATTGGAATCACCCATGAGGGCTTTATCATGGACTTCTATGAGAATGCAGAATTTGTTGGAACTATTGGTATGACCTATGATGAATGGTTTGAATTCTCAGGAAGGACCTTGTAATGGCTAAGAAAAAAGCAGTAACTGGACAAATCAGCAAACGTTTCACCCTCGATGAAATAAACCTGATTGTTGAAGCCCTCTCTATCTACAGAGACGCAAATCGTCGAATGACCACTGGTATTTTTACCAAGGATGGACGGATGTATTCCGCTAAACGCCGTGAATCTATTACCCCTGAAGAACTTATGGATTTACTTTCTGATGGCATTGTAGAAATCAGGTTCATACCCATGGGCGACCAATTCACGGATGAAGAGCAGGAATCACTAGAGGAACTGTGGAATGTATTCGTTGCCGGCTTGGGAAAGATTGAAGAGAAAATTGAAAACAACATCAACGAAACTGTTGAAGAAAGTATTAGTGGCGTCATAGACGACCTCTACACGATGTTGAAAGGCGAAGCGAAATGATTGACATGGATGTGCTCGCCCAAATTGCAGAGATTCTTGAGGAGAATTACTACACACTGTCCACCACCGGTGAAGATGCGGTGGAGACAGCAAAAAGCGATTTTTTAAACGGCTACTGGGAGAACGACACGGACAACGACTTCACGGATGAAGAGGTAGCGGCGGCTATTGAATACCTTCGAGTTAAATTCCACATCGAGGGAAAGCTTAAGACGACTGCAAGTTTCTACTACACGCACACGTGGAACAAATCTTTCGAAAAAACAAAAGGGTAAGACCGGGGCTCGGGCCGGATAGTGGGTAGTAGCACTGTTCGGCCGAAGAGCCTGGAGCTTTATTTTCAAAAAAATCAAAAAATGTGATGACCTCCGGGGGCCGCCTTATCTTGACGGTGGTGGAAGAGTCTGTTTGTAAATCTGATATCGCCTCCTGTAAGGTGGGTGGTGAAAGGAAGTATCTACTATGTTGAAAAAGTCAATAACCGAATCAACCATTACCGATATCCACACCTCTCGTTGGGCTGAAGCCATTGACGAGTTCGGGGATAAGTTCGCCGTGCCACGGGAAGTCGCCCAAGGTATCAGTGACTACACAAGGGCATTACATGTTCTCCAAGTGTGGAATCGTGACGGAGCAAAGGGCAGTCCTATCCGTGCCATGCTCTCCTATTCGCTTCCTGACGCTGTAATCGCAGAGGTATCTAGTGAGTACTGCGGTATTCAGGTAGATGAGGAGTCTGTCGTAGATGAGGTCAAGACCGAGAAGCGGGCTGACAAGTGGGACTCGTTCCTGAAGTGGGCGAACCAGCACCATTTTGAGCAGTTCACCACAGAGCAACTTATGGAGCAGTGTGGCTTCTCCTACCCGACCACTCTGAAATACGTCCAAGAGAGTCCAACCTTCCGTAAGGTCAAGAAAGGTCTTTGGGAAGTCAGGGACGCTAAGGCTGACAGACAGGCTGGTATCTAGTGGGTCTACTCGGTGGTTATGTTGTCTACAAGATAGGCAAGAACCGTGGAGAGAAAAAGGCGGAGCGTCGTGCGCAGGCTGCCATGTCTGCAGAAAATTGCATTATTTGTGAGTCGCGCCGCGCTGACTGCGGTGAACATGGCGAAGTAGTTTTCTGCTCTGCCTGTTGCGGTTGTAACTAACCCACCGGTCATTTGCCGGCCGCTCGACCCTAGAGCCCCGGCCGAACCTGTTAGGTATGCCTAACAATAAGAGCTGATAGCCCCGGGGAAACCCTGTTACACCCCTGCAAAAAAATCAAAAAATTGCTCTATAGGTAATGTGGGGATAAATCGATTTTGTAAATCTGATATCGCATGCCCTAGGGTAGGTACTGCCTCACGGTGTAAAGCGATTTTGTAAATCTGATATCGCCTGCTGTAAGGTAACTACAACTAACCAAACACCCTTAAGGAGGGAAACAGAAATGACTACTACACAAACCAAATTGCCACAGTGCTGGCAAGACCTAGAGGACGCTCTCAACAACGGTGTTGACCGAGTAATCCTTTTCGGACCTTCGGGTATCGGCAAGACATACGCTGGTATGACTATCGGCGATGTTGAAGCAGGCGCATTCCGATTGGTATGCACCGAGGACATGACCAATATGGATGTTACTGGAACATTCCTACCTGACGGTAAGGGTGGCACTAAGTGGCTTGACGGGTCGGCTTTAAAGGCTTGGGAAGGCAACGGCATTAAAGGTGGTCGTCTCATCGTGGACGAAATTGACAAGGCTTCGGGCGATGTTTATGCAACGCTCTTGGCGATGTTGGATTCACCTGAATCGGCTTCGTTTGAACACCCTGACACTGCCCGTGTCCACCGTCCAAAAGCAGGCTTCTCTGCAATTATGACCACCAATGTTGAGAACATGGGCGAATTGCCAACTGCTCTCACTGACCGATTCCCTATCAAGATTCGTATCAACGAACCACACCCTGACGCTTTGCTTCGTCTCTCACCTGAATTGCGCCAGTTCGCAGTTCGTATGGCTGACGCTGGCGAACGCCGTATCTCACTGCGAGCATTCATCGCTTACGACAGTCTCCGCAAGGGTCTTGGTGACGAGCGAGCAAGCCAGTTGACATTCGGTGACAGGGCGCAGTCAATTCTTGACGCTATTGCGATTGAGAAGTTGGCACGATGAAAACTGTGAAAAAACGTATCTCGGCTGAACCCGAGTTTCTTTCACGCAACGATGTGGAAGGTGGCGTGTGGACGGTGGGCGAGGTTCGTGCAATTCGTGGCGAACCTTGCACCAACATCGTTACAAGGGAAATGAAAGTTCCTACTGATGATGATTCACTCGCTCGGGCAATTCGTGCGCATGAAATGGTTCACGCAAAAGTATCGCCTGCTGATGATTGGTCGAAATGGATTGAACGCAAGATTGCAACCCAAGAATCAATGACTGTGGTTGAGGAATTGCGTGTTAACTATCTTTGCCAAAAGGCTGGCTTTGATGTTAAGAACGACCTTGCAGACGGTGGAGAAACGGCTGACGGTGAACGACTTGGTGCGACAGAGGATTGGGCTGGTGCTGTGCAAATGGCAGTTGCTACTGCTGGCACTGCGTCCAACAAACTATTGCTAAACGGAATCCGCAGACACAAGCGAGAGTGGGGTGCGATACTTCTTGATATCTCCAAGCGAGCAGTCAAGGAAATGAAAAAGGCTGACAAGTATTCAAACCTTGCTTCCACAAAAGTTGACCCAACTAGCGGTCTATTCCCTTTGGGATTCGTTCACACAGAACGACTGGCTGAATGGGTTGACCGTCTTTGCGCAAAGTCACCCGAGCAGATAGCAGAGGAAAAAGAAAAGGCTCGCAGAGAGCGTGAGGAAGCAAAACTCCGCAAGGCTCTTGGTCAAGACGGTGAGGAATCAGAGGGCGAGGAAGGTGACGAAACCAGTGAAGGTAGTGGCAAACACTCCAACAAGGGAATCAAGCCAACTGACCAAGGCAAAGAGGACGGAAACCCATACAAGGGAATCACCAGTTCCAATGCGACATACCGAGTTGCTTCATGGCAAAAACTGAACATTGAGTTTCTGCCAATGCCAGTGTTGTCAAAAGGCAACTTGGGCAAGAAACGTGTTGCTTCCAATATGGGAATGCGTCCACGCCGAATGCACCGAATGATTACCGACCCACAGATGAGAATCTTTGACAAGGTAATTCGTGGCACTGGTGGAGTTGTAATCATTGACGGAAGTGGTTCAATGTCATTCAGCAGAGAACAACTTACGAGAATCATTGAGCATGCTCCGGGTGCAACTGTGGCTGTGTACACCGATAAAGGTGACCCAAACATAACGAACCTTTGGGTTGTTTCTCATAAAGGCAAAATGGTTAATGAACTTCCGAGCGTTGGATACGGCAACGGAGTTGACTTCCCTGCGATTGAGTGGGGCGTGAAGCAGAAGCAAACTTCTAAGTCACCAATTATTTGGGTAACTGACGGTGGAGTGTGCGGTGCGGGTGGCAACTATGAAGCAGTGCTTGCTATGCAGTGCATTAACTTCTGCAAGAAAAACAACATCGTTGTTGTGCCTCATGTTGACGAAGCGATTGACCAACTGAAAAAACTAAAGGCTGGCGATAAGGCAGTGAGTATCTATCCTGAAATGTTTAAGCGAACATACAAGGAACTGAACGGAACTGAACTTATCTAACGAGGTGTGCCGTGGGGTGCGGACTTGCGCTCCACGGCATGCGCTTTAATCAGCGCAGGTGTAATCCCCTCAGCGTCCTTACCCTCCTTTCAACGCTGGGGGGATTCACTAAATTCGATATAGAATTACTAACAACTACTAACAAGGAGCAGTCATGGAAAAAGAAGTAAAGTTTGAACCAGTTACTAGAGAAGATTTTGAACACTGGATTGAAGGTCCGCTCACCGATGAAGAATGGAAGAACGTCGGAAGTGAGATTGAGGGAAGAGTAGAAAACTTTGTTGATGGTCTACTGGCAGAACTCGTACAGGATTACAACGACGGAGTTTTCAATGCAGAATAAATTCACCCTCATTCAGAACAAGGCGATTGACAAGCCTCTTGAATTCGTAATTCTTAGTGTCAGCGAGCACGATGACGACTCTCCTGACATGTACTGGAATAACGAACTTGGATGGACGAGACTCAGCCACGCAACGCGCTTTACAGAGGAAGAAAGAATTAAATTCTCTTTACCGCTGGACGGCATATGGGTGAGCCTCACAGAGATGGTTCACTCCATAGAGATGTCCAAGTCCAATCACCCAACCAGTGGGTTCAGACAGCCTCGCTTAACTATCGTTGACGAGAGCGAATAGCCCTGTCCCAAATTCGCAACGCCTGCACTAGAAATACTGCAGTCACTAAATTGCGAAATGAAATTTGCCAATCGAATACCCGGGACTCTCGGGCTATTGAAAGTAATCCGTTGATGATGACAGAGTACAAAAGGATTGTCGCTGCGTGCCCGATGAGCCCAACGGCTAGCGCGCCAGCAATGTTCTTTTTTGATTCGTCGTCATCGTCTTCCGTGTCGTCGTACAGGTCGTACCCGTGTCGTTCGTTATATGACGGTGGTGGAAAGGATTTCTTTTTCATGATTCCTAATCCTATCCAGAAGACCAAAGCACGTTCTGGTATGGCTCAAAAAAATGATTTTTTTGCAACCATCCGTCGAAGCTCAAGTGCAGGTATACCGATATCAAATTTACAACTTTTTTTGCAATCAAAGCCGGCCGCAGCCAGGGATAAAAAATGATAATTTTTAAAGTTTTTTTCTTCCCGCGCCGGCCCCAGAGTCAGAGCAAAAAAACGATTTTTTTAAACTATTTCTATCGACCCGGTGCTGAGCTAAATAGAAATATTTTTAACTATTTGATGAACGCGCTGCCGGCTCAAATCAAACTTATCTGCAATTTGGCGGAGCGAAGAACCCGCCGCGCGCATTTGCAAAATTTCAGAATTTCTGTCAGCGTCTGTAGCAGGACCAGGCTTCAGTGGACCCCATTGCCAACCCGAAACAGCCTGGATAGCCGATGCGCGCTCTTCAGAAAGTTGATTTTTTCTGCGTCTCTGGCGAACATAGCCAACCCAAGCTCCCAGTGTGACATCATTATTTCCAACAATTTCAGTATGGATGGCTGGAACATTGCAATGTCCTTCGCGCGCGGCGAACTGAGAAAGGGCTTTAATGTAGGTATTGAATCTTGTCGTGTTATCCATAAACCAGAGACTAGTACGGCATTCGCTGCCTCACGGAAACAGTTGACATTTAATTATTTATTACAACAAAACTTAACATCTGGGATGCGCGCGTGTACAATTAGCTCAGCCCATGGAGGTGCAATTGAAAAATCCATTTGATGACTTCGAGAAATCGGTCCCATTCGAAAGAAAAGAAGAGTTAACTGCAGCGCTCGCGGCGTCCGGAATAAATGATGATGTAGCCGCAGCCATGCTCGAGGAACTTAAAGAAACTGAACAGCGGGAACACAACGTTATGTTCGTCGCGACTGATGGTCATTATGCCATCAAAGCAATCCACGTGCCAGAGTCATCAATCGGCAATGTGAATGGACCGGTGTTGTTTCCGTGCTCGAATCCAAACGTAATACTCGCTGCTTTTTCCAAGGAGTACATCCAAGCTCAAATAGATTACATCGAGGAACTAGAAGCGGGGCTGCGCGATGATGCATGGATTGAGTTCCTGGAGTTGCTGAATGACAAAATTACGCTAGAGTGTGAAGCACACCCACCCACATGGAAGGACCTGTAATGCAACAAACGAAGTTCGATGTCCCTATTAATTCGACGGTGGTGGAAACCATGACTGATGGTCAGCTTGACCTGGTCAAAATGGTCGACTGGGTCTACGGTAAAAAGAAGCCGCCCACTACCTGGGACGACGCGGCACGCCGTGCAGTTTTTCAGATTTTTAATCATTCTTTCAACACGTGGGACCGGCTGTCAGACGTCAGGGAGTATCTCGATTACCTGATTGACGAGATTGGACCAGAGTCAAAAAAGAATATTTCTGGAGATGTGGCGGCTGAGTACTGGGCAATCCTTGGGCGGACGGCCGCCGTTGTTGCAGAAAAGAAAGAAATTTTTAAAGAAATCGACGAAGAGCTTGCCGGCCACGTAGAAGATATTTCGAAGATTTTGGTTAGAAAGCAGCGCGATTACGGGCACCATAACATTGCTCGATTCGGACGCGCCGGTCTACTCGTGAGAATGCATGACAAAGTTGCGCGACTCGAGAACCTCCTCCAGAACGAAACCAACCCAGAAAACGAATCGGTGGTGGATAACTTCATCGATGTCATCGGTTACGCGTCAATCGGCATTATGTGGGAAAGAAATTGGTTTTTACTTCCCCTGGCGCCGGCCGCTGAGTAGTCAAAAAAATCAAAAAATTAACAGATTTCTCTCGAGCTCAGCTTCAGCTAACGTTCTGAGCTCGAGGGGAAAACACTAAAAAAGGAAAATTTACTATGGCCTCCCACTTCGAATCTTCTGAGCTCCAGCTCACCCCACAATTAACTCCGCTTTATGCTTACCTAATCCTGGTTATGGGTGATGTGGTTAAAGATGGCAAGCTGAAGATTAAATGCACATATCATAAATTTCAGATTATTGGCTGGGGTGTTGCCGGCGCGCACGACGAATACTCGAAGACCGTGCGGCCGTACGTATTATTCCAGAATATGGATGGCGCTGCAGCTTTCCCGCTCGATGTCCTCCTCTCACAAAATTTAGATAATTATCCACCCGTCTGGGACGTAAACGAATCAGACGCTCTGCTGATTGATAATGAATTCGGGAAGTACTCCCTGGTCCAGATATCGAAGAAGAAGCCATCCAGAAGACGCCGGAAAAGAATCAAAAAGATTCAGAAAGCTCTCCTGAGTACCGACCTCAACAACGAATACGAAAGAGTTCTTCTGAATATCGACCTGAGCAGCAAATCCAAAAACGCACTCGCGCACGAGGCAGCACACGAGGTGGAAGCTGCGCGCCGGAAGAAAAAGAAGAAAAAATAACCCCACTTACATGACGGTGGTGGAAGACCATCCGTTATTAAACGAAAGAAGAGAAACATGACAGAAACAAAATCATCAGAAGGTCTAGTCGGCAGGTTTGTCCACAAACACCTGGAAGCTGGATACCTGGAATACTACCCAAAGCACCGATACGTGAATACCCAGGGATTCATTAAATCTGTTTTTAGCAGGGACCAATACGGAACACCAAATGCATACGAGGTTGAATGGTTTAGCGCGCTAAGTGGATACCCATTAAATTCGGAAGTCGTCCTAGCGGAGTTGATGCTGTTTGAAAATTGGAGCTTCTACGAAGACCGGGATGTTTGGATTCAAAAGTTTGAAGAAAGCATCGAGCTTTACCGCATAAACGCAGAACGACAAAGACAAAAAGAACAATAGTTTGCTGCCGGCCGGCAAAAGAAAGTGACCCCGGAGGAGACCAAGCGCGCCACCTACTAACCCGCTTTATCTCAACCCCGGGGTCGAGTGACACCGAAAGGAGAAAGGGGGGACCTTCCGGCATCGAGGGTAAAATATATCACAGGTTAAAGCCCCGCTGTGGAACCGTGCACAAGCTGTGCGCAGGTCTGGATAAATCAAACCAGACAGCCGAAAAAAAAATCTTAAAAATATCTGTTTCGAGGTTGACGGTGGTGGAAGACTCTGCTAACTTGAATGCCGCTGGGTAGCTCCCAGTGAAATACGTAGGCCTACAACTAAATCACCTAGATTAACTTTCTGAAATATTCAGAAGGCTTACATGGCGACGTACTCGATAGGGTCTGCGGAAGAAAAAGGTTTCCCCAGACCCCTTCCAAAGTGGGTCATTAGGTCTTTCTATATTCAATTAGTTTTATCCTTGGAATTAGTTGTTAACTCATACTCACTATGAGTCGCAACATTCTTCCAAGAAAAAACAATTTGGTTTAGAGAAGTTAGAGATTCACCTACGAATCTTATAAACTCAACTTTCAAGGGGGAGAACTATGTCTTCACAAATATCGGTGGTGGAAAGGCTTTTTGAAATGACCGAACCAGCTAAGAAAAGGGGACCTCAGAAACGCCCCCGTGCTGCAACAATCAGTAAGAACAAGAAATCCTTACTTGTAGACCAGAACCAAATAAAAGAAGTATTTGACTTCTGGGTCCTAACGTTCAATAAGAAGCGCGTAGCCCTAGATGAGAAACGCCGGCAAGCTATAGGAGCTGCAATACACGACTATGGACTAGACGCCTGTAGGGACGCAATCACTGGCTGTTCCCTCTCAGACTTCCATATGGGGCGCAACAAGAACAACCGTGTGTATAACGAGATAGAACTCATCCTGCGCGACTCAGAGCACATAGAGCGCTTTCTTGCCCTAGTATCAGACGACACCACAAACGAGGAACCATTCTGATAACCAAAGAGCAGACAGTCGAGATAGTAAGACAGGCATACGCCACCTACAATCAACAGTTACTGAAAGTAGATGAGAAGGCAACCTTTAACGCCTGGTACGAGTTACTGCGCGACTTAGAGTACGAGGACGTCAAGTCGGCCTTCATCCAGCTAGCGACACACGCCAAGTTCATGCCCAGGCCTGGGGACGTAAGACGCACCGCAATAGATACCCGTAATAAAATACCCCCATTTTTAGATGCCTATTCTGCTTGGGGTATTTTTCAGGGGATATTAAAAGAGGTACATTCCGGTGCCCAAACAGAAAGACCCCCTTTCGACGAGGCACTAAAAATTACGCTAAATAAATTAGGGGAAGTTTCATACGACATGCACACCAATGGCGATAGGGAAGTATTCGTACGCACGTATGAGCAGGTAGTCCAGAAGCTAGAGCAAGACAAGTACGCCATACAAAAGGAAGATTTGTAGTTGAGCACCGACAAAAAAAATTTTGAAACGAAAAAACCGCACGCACGCAAGCTTTTTGCCTCTTTTTCAGTCTTTTGGAAGTGGACATACGTTTCTTTTCTCTGGATTGCTGGTATTTCCGTCTACCTCTGGCTATGCTGGTGGGCAATCCGTCTCCTAGTTACCCTCGCAGTCTGAAAGGCCACCTATGTCAATCATCGAATACACCTTCTTCCTTATAGGGCTGGCGGCTATTTTCATCATTTCCTATTCCCGTGCCTCCTTCTGGATTCGTGCTCTTTCTGTTACCTATATAGCCCTGCTCATCCATAACCTAGTTATCCGCTAACATCTGGCTATGAAACGGAATCAGGGGCGTCCAGTTGTCCACCCAGTCAAAGAGAGTACGACCGTTACTCTTAAAGTCTCTAGAGAGTTTAAAGAGCGCCTTATTATTCAGGCTGAAGCAGTCGACCTTACCCTTACGGACTATATAAAGGCTTTGGTTATTCGGGATGGTGCGTAAGCGAGAGTTAGCTAAATTCCCTAACCGTAAGTACGGCATTGCGCTGTCCGTTACGGGTGCTCAAAAGAATGAGATTGTTCGCTATGCCGATGAAATAGGGGTTTCGGTCAATCAACTGATTACTTATGCAGCCCTTATGTTCATACGGAACGAAAAGAAAATCCCTGAGCCTGGTCCTTCTCAGTACTCTAAAGTCACTGCTGACGATGTCATTCGTTCGTACATCACTGGTGAAAGACTTCTCCAGCCTTGTGGTCAAAAGGAATGTGTTCAGGACCTTACTGACATATCAGGTATGGAGTTCTGTAAGACCTGTAATCTAAGAGTTAACTAGTCTTCGAAGTCGTCTAACTTCTCTCCGCATATTGGGTATGTCGGGAGTATCTTTCTCTTAATACAGGAGCAGATGGTTGCTTCCATTAGCTTCCCCACATCTGTGCAAGGGTCGGCCTTGTTGGCTTTACTCCCCTGCGTCTTTGCTCTGCTGCTAGTTGTCTACTAGTGAGTCCAGCCCATACACCATGCATATCTGCCGGTGGGAACTCTAGTGCATACTCCAAACACTGATTCTTCACTGGACAGCCTTTACAGATAGCCCTAGCCTGGGCAATATAAGTAATATCCTTATGTTCTTTGGGAAACATAAGTGCGGTCTTATTCTTACAGGCTGCTAGTTCAAACCAACCGAATCTTTGGATATACGGTAATTCTGTTGGTTGGGTAGTTTTATTTACCTTTTTTTGTTTGGGCATTATAATTGGGCAATCTTTCTTAAGAACCCTTTATTGAGTTCTCATTAATTACGTCTCCCTATATAAGCACATCTATTATTCCCTTCTAGGTATAGTGGACTACCCAGCTTTTGCTAACCCCGTGGCAGCAAATTAAGCGGCGTTTCTTTCCTCCAATTGTTGCTTCGTTCCTCTCCTTTGTGTAATCTATGCATACCTACGAAGGAAGGAAATCACATGGGACGACAGATTAAGGAACGAGCCGAACGAACTCACTGCAAGTTAGGACATGAGCTTTCAGATGACAATGTTCGTATTCTAAATAAGGGAAGTGGTCGAAAGTACAAGCAGTGCTTGACGTGCAAGCCTGGAGAGATTGGCACTCGCTCTGAAGCAAGCACTACTTACGAGCGCTCTAGCGGAAGCCGCATGAGAGCAGCTATGAGTAATGGTGTATTCGGAGACGCTATGACAAGAGCCGAAATCATGAGGAGCCGGAGCTAGTCAGTGAAAACTCCGGATAAATCTATCCAGACAGCGTTCAAAAAGAGAATAAAAGTAACTGATTCTTGTTGGTACTTCATGAAGCTAAACGGAGATGTAATCAAGGAACATCCTAAGTTCATGTGGAAAGGGACATCTATGCATGCCCATAGACTCTCGTACCTTATGCATGTTGGGGATATCGACTACTCCCACAACATATACAGAACCTGCGGCGATGTTGGTTGCCTCAATCCTGAACACTTGCTGGCTACAGACCCAAGCACTGCAGGGGTTCAAAGGTCAGAGAGGGGCAGTAATCAACTGGCTAATCTGACCCACTGCAAGCGTGGACATGAATTCACCGCAGAGAACACCAGGGTGAAAATGAGAAATGGTCGTCCTAATAGAGGCTGTAAAGCCTGTGCTAAGGTCTTGGCTTCTTCTCGGTCCCAGTCGTAAATGAGTGGTACGGCGCGCCGGTATATGGGTCAAACCTGGCGGCAGTCACTATGGCTTTGATTCCAATCTTCTTGGCGACAGCCATAGTCATCTTGGTCTTTGGCATCAGGACATGCAGCGCCCCTAGCGCATATTGCGCGCCAGTCCCAATTGCATAGACTCCATTCATATCCGACATCCATGAGTAGTCTCCGTCGATTACGTATATCACGCCATTGATAGCCATGAAAATGACTGAACCGTGTTCAGCAACATGCTCGGAATTCTCGTTCTGTGGCGAGTTGTACCCGTGGGTTTCAAAACATTCCCTTAAGGCTGGGATAAATTTAACTGTAACGAAGTGGTCGAGCTTCTTTCCCTTTAAAGTCGGTGGACAAACTGGAGGGTTGAAGGCATGGTGGAGAATGTTTATCGCTCTTACATCCCCTGCGGCTCCAAGCAAGTACCTGCCGTTGTAGCTGAGTTTTGATGAAGACTCTCTGAGAGTGGCTATCTGCGTTGCGTACCCATTGTCATCAACATCAGAAATCTGGGAGTCGACGCATGCAAATGCGAAACCATCTCCCTGTATTCCGATAATCGTTGTCATGGGGTTTATTCCTCTTCTTCGTAATCTTCTCTCATGGCAAGAATTGCTTCATAGGCAGCCTTGTATCCTTGAGCAGAGTTTAGAACCCTGATTCCTTTTTCCGTTGCACCATACAACCATTCCCCGGCCTCATTGATTCCGACGACTTCAACCAACCCAAGCTTCACGCACTCTTCAAGAGTTTCGCTAATTACTTTACGTTGAAGTTCCTCTTCGTCCATTATGCAACGTACTCCTGGCCTCTGAATACCCCTCTGCCCTTGAAAATCCACATTGGCTCATAGTTGAAGTACTCTCCTCCAACGCCTCTTGGCTGGTATTGGACAACACCCAAGCCTTGTTGCCAGTTCTCTGCGCCTTGGAGTACAGGAACACCGAATTCATCTAGTCCTGATTTAACTGAAGGTACGGCGCCATCGATACGGCACAAACATCCAGGGCTTGCCGCCATGATTGTTCGTGGACCCTGGTCGGTTTCTCTGGTTTGAAATGCCATTTCATTTCTATGGATGTGACCGTAAATCACTGAAACAGAGTTTGTGTTCAGGTATTTATTGGTTGTGCTTCCGTTTGAAACAACCTTGTCTCCGTGGACAATGCGTAGATTTGAGTTTAGGTAATAGGCGGCTTCTGGATAACCCGACAGATACTGAATGTCAAGGTCATCCATCCAAAGCAAAACTGGGAGAGATAGCACTGGCCAGTTGTCTCGGAGCGAAGATTGCTTGGTCTTTCCTCTAGTGATTCCAAAGGCAGCCTCGGCATTGCTCTGTATATACATCGGCAGACGCTTCTCGTGATTGCCTTGAATCCATGTGATTTTGGCATTTGGTGCCGCTTCGCGCAGGTCCTCAAGGAACTGGGCAGCCCTATCGATTGCTGGCTGAATCATTTGCTTGAACGTAGGTGCGGTTAGATATTTGCCAAATTCAGCAAAATCTAGGTTGTCTCCAACCATTACGACTTGGTCAGGGTTCACATCCTTGATTACTTGAAGCGCTACAGAGATAGCCTCGTCATCATGAATTGCAGCAATTGGAGCATCATGAGCCACTCCAGTCTTGTAGAAACCGAACTGTATATCAGGGACGATTACAGCTGTTTCCCACCCCTTCATGGACTTGGATTTTGTATTTGACTTTTGTTGTTGTTTTGCAGGCCTTGGAGCTGGCGTAATTAAAGGCCATTCTGGGCCAGTATCCCACTTTGGTGACAACTGAATGCTTGTAGTTGTCTTCCCCTGTGGAACGCCATTCTTGTCAGGACCGATATTGTGCCTAATCGATACTTTCTGAATATTGCCAATTTCATCAAGGTCAATATTGTTCTTCATTATCAAATCAGCCAACTGTGCAGCAAGGGCTGAATTTGAGTCGTTTTTTCGCTGTGTTTCAGCCAGTTTTGCAATGCTCGATTTTGGCTTTTTTGTTGTCATTTTGGTGCGTTACTTTCTGAGTTGAGGCAACAATTTGATGCTGCTGAAATTGATGAGAAGCACTTTCTTTTCTCCCCTAAGAATTCTCTACGGATTTTGATTCCGTCATCATTTAGGGCTCTGCAGATATCCATAGTCGACGCGCTACTCGTCATGGCGCTGCGTAGGGCGTCTTTAGTCTCTGCGTCCATGTCGGAGTAAATCCTCCCAAACTTGCACATCGAGCCCATTCCGGATTTATCCGCGATTAATTTGAGTGTGTCTTTGAGTGGCATATTTACCTGCTAATCTCCTAAGTTGTAGGTCTTGTGAGTTCCGCTCACCAAGACCGCAAGTGCGGTATCAGTGACCCATCAGAGATACTACACCATTGTGATTTAAATAACAGGTACACCTAGGCAGATTTTATGAAAAACGACAACCGGGCAGATGAGGTCAAAAAGGCCATTCAAGCTGCCCTTGGCGTGAACCAATCTGATTCAGATGAAGATGCCGTGGAAGCGGTCATGCGTGCCCTTGATAAACAGAAAGTGTTCAGATACCACAACGACGACGTGATTAGTCTCTTGTCAACGGCTGGTCGTGTTCTCGTTGTATTAAGCGAAGACCCAAAATTAACTCAGCGAGCAATTTCCGTTTACCTTGACCTGAGTGAGACAATGATTGACAAAACGGTTAAATCCCTTATTGCATCAGGGTTAATTACAAAGACAAAAGTCAACCGACAAAATATTTACAAAGTCAATGAAGAAGAGGTCTTAAAACACCCTGATATACGCAAGTTTTTTGATGCAATATCGGCCCTTCGAAAGCCGAAAAAGAAGGAAGCCTCAGCTCCGGAGCAAAAAGAGGACGAACCTTTTTAAGGGTTTTTTGTGGCAATGAGCCAGGCGGAAAATAGTTCGTCAGTTTTCGGCATGAACCAGACTTGAGCTAGGTCAAGGTTTCTTTGGTCTCCGAGAAGCGTCCAGCAGATTGGGATGTTCTCTGAAGCAGGACACACCCCAGCATTGCATTCCATGCCAAATCGCTGTATGTAATACTCAACAACGCAGTCGTGGTCTTCTGATGCGCATTTGCGGTCATCGGTCTTTGGACACTTTATGGAAAGAACTTCTAATTCTGACCTGTTTATGCGCAGCTCTATAGAGTGCCCATCATCATGCCAGAGCATGTCAGCGTTATTGTTTGAAGCCATTTGGATAAATCTGAAAAAACTCGCCCATCCCAAAGCAGGTGGTGTACACAAAGAAATTACCACCATTTTCAGGTGAGTAGGGTATGGCTTAAAAGTAGGTTTTTTCCTGAGTCCATCTCATCTGGTATGCTCTGCGTCTGGCGTTTGCCTCCAGCTTTTTGGAGCGCTCTGGCTCGGGGAGCAGCATGTAGGCCTCTATGCGCTTACGATTCTTTCTTTCTCGCTCATAGTCCTTGCGAGCCTGATATCCACCTTTTACTGGCATTATCCCCCTTTTATTAAAGACTAAGTCTATCCTAGCCCCTATTCGAGGTTTTGTCTATTTTTTATGAATACCGTCATTGATTGTGGGTGGTGTCTTTCCCCTTGGATATACAGCTCAACAACTTCAGCATTCTGATTTATGTAATCAGATTCTTCTTTGGTTGAGTGCTTGGAGCTCCACATTGGTATCCGTTCTATCAGGTCGACGGTGTTCTCTTCGCCTTCTGGCATGAACTCGCTTCCACACCAAGGCGCGTGGAGGTCCTCAATTATGAAGTACTTACATTTAGGGAAGAGGACAGAAAATGACGTCTGCATCTGTTCTGGGGTATGACCTCCATCATCAATAATGAGGTCATAGAAATCTCTAGAACTTGATTTTATTTGTTTTCTTTCAGCCTGGTCGACTATCTTTACGGTACATCCAGGTATGTGTATAAGAGGGTTTATGTCCCAACCCTCAATTTCACAATCATCATTAAACCACTCTCTCCATGTGCGGAGCGAGAATCCACCTTGGACGCCTATCTCAAGGAATGTTTTTATCTCATTCTTTGGAATGTGCTTTTCGTAGAACTCCATGTACTTATGGAACGTCGATTTATCGGTTCCATGTTTCAGACCCAATTCGTGTAAAGACACTATTTACTCTTCGCTGTCTGGAATCCCGTTACCGTTTTTGTCTTCTGCATTACGACCTGTTGAAATCATCAATCCAGCCAAAGTTCCGGTGATAAATGTTGCAACCGAGGACAGGACCCCAAAGAACATCTTGTCGTTTTCGGCTTGAGCACCAATTGGCTGTGTCACGAATACAAGTGCCCAGAGGACTCCAACGGTTGTTATGAGGAGAACAAATCCAAGCATGCAGCCAATAACAAACTTAAGGCGAGCATCTAGTTCGGCTGGTGTTAGGCGTGGTCTCATGGGGCGACTACCTCTCCTGTTGTAGTTTCTGTTACCTCTGCGCTTGGGTCCCATCCAAGCAGCGTCTCTGTGCACGCTCCATCTACCTTGCATTCTGGTGGCTCACATTCACTTTTGCCCCAATTTTCTGGGTCTTGGCATGGATAACGATACTTTCCATCATAGCCGCAGGCTGAAACTGCAATCAGCATGATTGGAAGCAGTTTAATTAATCGTGTTGACTTGTGCATGCACTGGCACCCATTAATTCGGTGCAAGGACAATCGTTCATGCACCAAGTTTCACAACCGCAATGTGCACATTGGCACTCAGACTTTTCGTGGCTACCGGGCATTATTTTCCTTTGCTTTCGCTGGTGCTTTTTTGTCAACCTTGTTGAACACATCATTGATTTCAGAACTTGAAAGTTTTCCATCTTCGAGGAATGCGCGTGAGAGTCCTTCAACTACGACTGCAACCCCTGCAATTCCAGCCATGAAGACAGCTTTGAGTACTGGAACACCAGCGATAGTTCCTGCGCCGATAACGCCAAGACCAGATGCGGCGAAAGTAGCAAGAATTCTAAGTAAGACATTTACGAGTAAGTCCTTTTTCATACGGAAACTTCAGTCTTTGATTTATGAGAGACAACACAACCGCGAGAGCAGAAAAGTTCGCTTTTGTATTCTCTCACCATTCCCTTGCCTGTTGACTTACTGCAAACAGGGCATTTATGAAACACAGATTTACCGGCGCCAACGTAAAGTACGTTTTGGCCATCGTCAATTTTTGGTGTTGAAACGACAGTGTTTGATACGTTTCTTTTAGCTGGCTTTCCACTTGCCATTAGAGGTCTCCTATTGCGTGGTCGCGAATGTGTGTGTCGAGTTTGTCTTCCACCCTGTCGAGTGATTTATTGGTTTTATCAATTGAGCGTCCAAGACTTTTGCCAAGAGTTTCAATCTTCTCGACAACGTAGTTATGGTCTGCCTTGTTTTCTTCCCACATAATCTTTGATGAACGACGGTCTTTTTCAATGAGCGCTACGGCTATAAGTCCAATAACACCAACAAGGGCGACGATTATCTCGGTCATGACTATTAGAGTCCGAGCAGTTCTTTTACTTTTGGACCAACTACAGAGTCAGCAGCAAGCTTGTTTGCTACTTTGAAAGCTTTTACCGCAGCGTCGGTTGCGACATCTTTTTGACCATTGATAGCGCCTTTATAGAAACCCTTAGCTTTAAGTGCCTCTTGGAGCTTGCTGATGTCATTGCCGCCTGCTGCAGGTGTTACGACTGGCGCTCCGCCTGCTGCTGGTGCGGTAACTCCGTTGGCGTCCATCCATGCCTTTACAGAGGCTGGAACATTGTCTCCGGAAACATAGCGAAGATGCCATGGCTCAGATGGAACTACTTCCCATGAGAAGCCAAACTCTTTGACATTCGCAATAAGCCAGTTGAGGCGCTTTGGCTCAGACGCGGAATGAACGTCACAGGCCAAACCGAGGTTATGCTGCGATTTACCAGGCGTGGCAAGCATCGCCATACCTTTCTTGAGATACCAAGTCTTGCCTTCAAAGGTTTTAGTGCTGGTTCCGTCCACTTTGTCAAGTGTGTAGCGGGTGAGAAATCCTTTTTTCTGGGTCTCGTAATCTCTATATGTGTCGCCGCTGGAAGTCGGTTTTAGCTCAACGCCTTCAGCCTTTGCCTTTTCGACCATAGCAGTCCATGCCGATGCAGCAATCCAATGCATCTTGCCGCCGCCGGGAACAGCCCTCAAAAGGTTGGCTGGAAGCTTCCCTGGCTCAATTCCTTTAAGGTCTTTTGGAAGCACTACAGGGACGATGTAATTCCATGCAACTTTGCTCATGTCAACTCATTTCGTAAAAAGTGTCAATTCGCCAAGTTGGCGTGCTGCAATTTTACAACAATAGTTGGTCAATTATTATGTACTAATTATCAAATGGTTTTTTAGTCCAGTATTGTCATAAATCTTTCAGCATGAAAGAGATGTCCACGAACTCCTTGGTGCATTTTGTCTGTACCAATATCCCAATAGGCGGAATTTTCATCGTTGGGTTTGTATGAGCTTAATTTCTTATTCAAAACATCTTGTGGGATATTTGGAATATAGTTTTTCACATTAAAATTCTCATATATCTTTGAGTCGCTATGACTCCATGTGCAAAACCCATAATTAATATCAAGCAGTTGGCACAGGTTGGACAGGATTGATAGTGAGTTAAATGAATTTTGGGCAACCAATTTCATATCAATATTCAATCCGTTTAGACTCTTTTTTATCGTTGGTTTTTTGTCAAAGCAAAAAAAGTCATCTATTGATTCGTCGAATTCGTATCTATGTCTAAATGGATAGACAGAATCAAAAACCCACTGCCTAGTCATATCTGGTGCAAGGAATAGAAGATGTTTGGGTTTTCCATATATAGCCATAAAATCAACAACAAGTGTCACCAGTTGTTGTATTGAGCCACCAAGCAACCCTATGTGATTTACGCTCATCCCCGTTCGTTCTTTTACTATCTGCGGCCACGAGTATTTCGTTTGCACTCCAACGCCTGCTGTTATAGAGCACCCAAGCGCAATGATGTCCGAGTTTTTAATAAAGTCATCACCAAAGAACCCATCGGTATTTAGCCTGTAAAGAACATCTGGGTGATATAAGTTTGCAAGGATATCCGGACCTGAATAACCAGATTCCTCATAGGGGTATCTTTTGGGAGGGAACTCTGCTTGCGCAGAAAATTTTAATACTCCAGGACTAAAGTTCTTTTCATATATGTCGGATAAAAGCTGATTTTTATCAATTTTTCCAGACATGAAAAGAGTCTATATCAGGATTACTCTCCGTCTGGTTCCTTCATGTGGAGATACATCGATGCAGTGAATGCCAAGACCGTTCCCCAGAGGGCAATCTTTTGTGTGAATCCAGAAAGAGTGAAGTACATAACCGTGGCTCCAGCAAGCGTGAAACCAGATGCCATAACTCCGTAAACAAATTTTCTTGTAAAGTTCTTCCAGTCCATAACTCTCACTCCATCTTCATATTTGTAAATAGATATCCGCTTAATCCATTCAGGACCTTCGCCCTCAATGGCTCCACCTTCCTCGGCTTCCTCATCTTCCCTGCGAACCGCAACGTCTTGTCTTGGGCCAGATGGGTTAGATGGGCTAGAGCCTGGGGTTGGTATTCCACCAGCAGCAGCGGCTAGAGCCACAGTACTGGTCACCAAGTTTACCGCAATTACGCTTCTTCTTGTACCAACATCTATAGAAGAACCTAATGCGGTATACGTATCGAACACGCCGGCGAATACGTTGATTTCTTCTTCAAATGATTCCTTAACATCGGTTGGTGCCTCGGTGAGTGCTTCTGAAATTGCAGCACCAGCCTCTTCTGAAACCTCAGCAACAACGATTGCGTTAAACACTGCGGATGCTTGTTCGCCGTCAATGCTTTCAAGAACCTTGGAGCTTGTTGCAAGTTCGGTTGCTTGTCCAGACTCGATGCCACCCTCTTGCTCAATTACCAACGTAACGACTTGTCCAACCTGCTCGCTCGTAATTGTGTCGGATTCCAACACATCCACGATTACTCCGACCGATTCAGCGTCTAGTTCATTACCCAAGACAGCGGTGAAGGTTTCAATCAAAACCTCGTTGCTTACTTCTTCGTCAAAGACCGCACCAAGAACAGTGTTCAACAACTCTGAGGTGAGTTCGTCCTCCAACACATCAACGATGAGGTCAATGGTTTCTGCGTCGGAAAGGTCACTGTCAAACACGCTGTCAAAGATTGCTTCTGTTTCTGACGCGCTTAGGTTTGTTTCAAGCAAGTCTCCAAGTACGGTCATAGTGTCCGCAACCGATATATCTTCGTCAAATACGGCTGCCATAACTGTGTCTAGGTCGCCAGAACTAAGCGGACCATCAAAGATTGACACCAAAGCCGACACCATATTCTCAGCAGAAGTATCTTCTGAGAACGCTGAATCCAAAACTGCCGTCAACTGTGCGCTGGTGATGTCTGCATCCAGCATTGTCGTTAGTGCCTCGGTGAATACATCTGCCGAAACATCTTCGGTAAAGACGGCTTCTAGAACATTGTCAAACTGGGTGTTGGTAAGTTCAGCGCCAAGGAGAGTGTCAAGAACAGCACCAACCTCGTCAGCCTCAATATCGGTAGTGAACGTATTTTCTAGGATATTGTCCAATATGACTGTCGTGATTGGCTCGTTGTCTTCTATGTCTGTGACGGTATAATCATCTGGTGGAATTATTACTACTACCGTTTCGGTTTCTGTTGGGTCTATTCCAATTGGTTCTGAGTATTCTGGAATTGTCTCTGTTGGCAATTCGATTCCAATTCCTGTTTCTACGGGAAGCGGCACCGTTGTGGATTCTGTTTCAGGCTCTGGGTATTGCGGGAGTGGCACTGTTGTACCGTATGGGGGAGTCACGACGACAGGAGCGACAGTCGTACTGGTCGTAGTTGTAGTAGTAGATGAAGTGGTTGTCGGGTCAAGAACAGTTGCATCAACGGTTACTTCAGGACCATAAGTGCAACTACCAGTTCCAACTCCGGCACACCCAGCCGTCATTGCTTTGATACCAAAGCGAACTGGTCCGTATCCAGTCGTGACAGGATTACTGCCAGAGAACATTTCAGTGCTTAACGAGTAGCTGGTTCCTTGATTAGTCCAAACCCCCCAACCACCCGATGTTGCTCCACCAATTACGGTGAGGTCGTAGAAACTTACTGAGTATCCGTAGATGACGCAATTACTTGCCGCCGATGCATCCCAATCAAGGTCAACACTTCCGTCTGCGTTTGCCACAGCCGTCAAGTTTGTGACTGGATTCAGATAAGCCGCAGTGATTGTGTTATTGGACTCCACATATCCAGAGCCCGAGAAATTGTTTGTGTTTTGCGCAGTAATGCCAAAGGTGTTTTCACTGGCTGTGGAGAACGAGTTCGCACTTACTCCGTTGTACACCGAAGAGCCGTTATTCCAATTGTTTGCAAACTGAATAGCAGTGGTGTTGCCGTTGAATGTATTACCTGAAACCGTTTGGTTGCCAGCGCCAACCGCCCAACTTGTCGGAATCCATGACGAGAAGTACACGCCAACACCGTTTGAAGTAAATGTTGAATTTAGAACTTGCTGACGGTTGAGCCCTCCTAGATACGCACCAACCTGTGTGTTGCCTGTGAACTGACTGTTATTTATTTTGACAAAGCGCTCGGTACGAATGCCATAAGTATTTGATGTAAATGTTGAATCGTTTACATAAATACGATTTGAGTAATCAGTATCCGTAAGGCTCAGGGCTGTAGGTGTTCCGCCGTGGTCAGAGGTAATTGCATAACCATTATTGGTGAATTGGGAATCATTGAATGTGGTAACTCCACCGCCGCCTTGGTAGAAAGCCCACGATGAATGATTGGAAATCTTTATCCGATTGAACGTCATTGTTCCAGAGGCGTTGTAAATCAGCCCACCGTTCCATGAAACATTTTTACCTTGCTTGAATGTGATGTCTTCAATAACAATTGTTCTTGAGCCATTGTTGTAAATGGCTCGCCACAAATTATTGCCATCAATAATTGTCGTAGCCATTCCCGTGCCGGTGATTGTCACCCCAGCCGTAATGTTGGGCAAGTCGGAAGTGAGGGTGATTGTTCCTTCTGTGGTGATGTCAATGGCATCGTAAATCCCACCAGCATTTGCGTTGGCTTGATTGATTGCCCAGCGAAGAGTTCCGCTTGAACCATCATCCAAGAG